TCAGGTTCCGTCAATAATGGAAAACCAACCATCATATAATTTAAAAGTTGTTGATGATAATGGTTGCATTTCAATCTCAAATATCTTAATAGGACCATTACCCTCTCCAAATCCTACACCAACAAACACAGTTACACCAACTAACACACCTACTAATACTCAAACACCATCGGTAACACCAACAAACACTCAAACCCCAACTAACACACCTACTAATACTCAAACACCAACAAACACACCTACTAATACTCAAACACCATCTATAACACCAACAAACACTCAAACACCATCTATAACACCAACAAACACTCAAACACCATCTATAACACCAACAAACACTCAAACACCATCGGTAACTCCGACTAATACAAGTACTCCAACAAATACACCATCGGTAACACCTACTAATACTCAAACACCATCTATAACACCAACAAACACTCAAACACCATCGGTAACTCCGACTAATACAAGTACTCCAACAAATACACCATCGGTAACACCAACACAAACAAGAACACCAACGGTTACTCCAAGTATAACACCAAGTATAACACCAACACAAACAAGAACACCAACTGTTACACCAACAACAACTGTAACACCAACAAAAACCGTAACACCAACCAATACTAACACACCAACTTCCGTTGCTACAGTATTTACTGTAACGAACAGTGGTTCAGCAACATATATTATAAACGGAAGTTCTAATCCAACTTTGACACTAACAGAAGGTCAAACATACACATTTAATATAAATGCAAGTGGTCATCCGTTTTGGATTAAAACTGTAAGTTCAACGGGTACTGGAAATCAATATAATACTGGAGTAACTAATAATGGAACTGATAATGGAACAATAACATTTATTGTTCCATTTGGCGCACCTTCCACTCTTTATTACAATTGTCAATACCATTCTAGTATGGCAGGCACAATTAATATAATAAGCTAAATGTTGTTAAAAAATAAATTATAATGAAAAAATAATATGTCTTGTAATTCAACATACTGTATAAATAACACCGGATTAGTTGGTGCTGACGATAACTACATAACCGGAGGAACATATAATGGACGTTCTTATTGGACAGGTCAAACTAACTCTTGGAAAATATATTATTACACGGGTACAACAAATTATTGGTGTTTGTCCAACACACTAGGTGGTTCTTGTTATTTAACAGGAAAATACCCTTGTGTTAGTACTTGCCCCGATTTATCAAGTATCTATGTTTTTAGTGGTACTTGTCCAACACCAACACCAACTCCAACAAAAAATTGTGATGTATTAGATTTTACAGCAATTTTTAATTGTGATTTTATTCCAACACCAACACCCACACCAAGTGCAAGTTTTACTCCCACACCTACAGTCACACCATCATCAACCAACCCATGTTCAATCATAGGTATTGATGGTAATGGATATACTTACACACCGACACCCACACCAACACCTACAGTAACACCAACAATGTATGATGATAATAATTTAAGAAGTAGATTACCTTTTTACTCAAGATTAATCCCAAGAGATTGCCCACTAACAGGATTTATGGAATATACACCAATTATCGGTCAAATTATTTGTCCGGGTAGTTTAAAGTTCCAAGATTGTTATAACTCAAGTACGTTCTATTATACATTAAAATTTGATTTACCAAGTCCAAAAGTATTGGAAAAATTTGCTGTTTATGGTGTAACCGTTAATGGTCAAAAGAAATGTGTTGCTTATTTAGGTACAACAGATGATTCACCACTAAATGTTTTAACATATGATACAGGGTCTTACGGATTCGTATATGAAGATGGTTCTTGTATTAATTGCCAAATTCAATTAACACCAACACCAACACCAACAATGACAAAAACACCAACACAAACACCAACTAAAACAGTGACTCCAACACCAACAATGACAAAAACACCAACACCAACAATCACACCGACACCAACAATCACACCGTCATCTTCCGTACCATCAATTTGTCTTACTAGTGGTATGTCTGGATATAGTTTCTCAAATACCGTGTGTTAAAATAAAATATAAAATATAAAATAATATGCCATTTTCAGCTTCAACTTGTTTATCATATACAGGAACATCAGTATTAACAGGTCCAATCACTATTACCACATTAGGTGGTACGGTAATAACCGCAGTTACGTTAACTCAAATAACAACTTGTCCTTTAGTTTTAACAGGAATACCCGATGGTACCACAACAATAAAATTAACATCAGCAAACAATTTTTGTTGTAATGTTGTACTTACTTGTAATAATTTGTGTACTACGTGTAATTTAGCTTTCGACACTTATTCAACAAGTATAATTAGTCGAATAGTTGCTGGAAATTTAACCGGTAGTTGTAGTAACAATATAACTGATTATACAATAAATTGGTATAAAAGTCCTGATTTCACAACACCCGTTTTTACATCAGGACATGGTGCTGAATTTACCCCATACAATTTTACACACCCACTAGTTGGTAACACATCACCAATGCAACCAGCGGGAACATATAGACCCGTTGTCGATAGAATCAAACTAAATGGGTTAAAATATTCACAAACGGGTGGAACAGGTTTTATTCAGGCTAATTTATCATGTTTTAATACAACGGAGATTACTGTGGCACCATTTAGATGTAATAATGGTACTGAGTCGGGAGATTATACACATAGAGTTAATTTTTCGGGTGCATCTGTTGGTGTGATACCTTTAAAATTATCGTCAACTTTTGAAATTTCTGCGGCAACAACTAATTATTTTGCTTGGAAATTCAATGGGTTTGATGTGTCCGATACACTTAAAATAACGTATTATGGTTTAGCGTATGGTTATCAACCAATTATATTAGAGAATTATGATGTTGGCTCAAATGTTTTAGATACCGATTTTTCTTTATCTATTAACCCAAAAACCTTTAAACAATTAGATAATAATAATTATTTTTCTAAAGTTACTTGTTTAACAGGGTTGACAAGAAACACTAATGATTATTTAACGTTAGAAGTGATACCGAATCCATTAAATCCTCAAACAAATTGGGATTTTTATTTTACGTGTTTACCCACATTTGATTGTTCATTATGTTACAACGATTATTTAAATAAACCATATAAAATACAATTGTCGTCACTAAATGCGGTATCAGGCTCGTGCACTACAGTGATAAATCTTAGTTTATCAGGGTGTTCTTATAATTCTATATCAGGTTCTTCCATTAGTAGATATATGAGAACAACTGCCGGTGCATATAGTTACGTAGATGTCTATCTCGGTACCGAAAACGCTACTTTTGGTACCAACAATAACACACTTATATCGACATTTACTGTACTGTCTGTTCCTCGTACCGATTGTGGTGGTCAGTCACCAATAATTACACCTTCTGGAGATGGTTGTATACCAACGCCAGGTAGTGGAACAATAACGTTTAATAAATCTAACTCGGGGGGTGGTGGTTCAGGAGTAATTAATATGACATTTACTGATTTATCTGATTTTTCGGCTTATTATAACTCATATTTAACTTCTTTAACTTATTCAGGAACACCTTATGATAACACAGACATTCGTTATTACCGTTATTTTATTTTAAGAATACCTACTTCTATTGGAAGTGAGGTGTGTGGTGACGGAACAACTTTTGTACCATATAATATACACTATAGTAGTGTTGTAACTACAGGGTTTACAAGCAATTATACCTTAAGTTTTACTATGCCAACAATATCAATTGGAATGTCTTTTTTACCTTGTGATACTTGTCTTGGACAATTAATTTATATAAGAAACATTATAAACCCATCCTCAACCGGGTCAACAAATGTTAGTAGTTACTCAACATCAACGAGTTCAAGAGCCATATCACCAATTAATAGATATAGTTACACATATTCTTTTAATACTTCACTTACCGCACAAACTATTAACTCAAATTATCGGATTACAAAGTATTTAACGGAGACAATACCTTATTCTGGAAATAGTTATCCATACACAATTATTCCCTCACTATCGGCTATAACTTGTAACTATTCATCTATCGGGTCACCACTTAATGATAATTCGTCTAAAAATATTTTTAATAAAAATATATTAGTGTATGATTATAAACTATTTCAAACAGACCCGGGAAATACAACATCATATGTTATAAAATCGTCAACAATTACTAATGGTGTTTCAGATGGTTTATATAACATCACCGCGGTTACTGTTGTAAACAACGTAGTGACATCATCTAACCCGACATACACATATTAATTTATGACAACAATAACTCTAAATAGTATTACAGGTTTAACTTACCCATATGATGTTTACGTATGTGATGTCTATGGAAATAATTGTGGATACCTCGTTCAAATCAATGTTTCTGTACCATCTCCTGTTGAAGTAGTATTACCTCCCCAATTTAATATGTCACCAGCTGTTGGTATTAAAATTATAACATCGGATGGGTGTGAGAGATTTAAGATTATTGATTGTAACTCTATATTCCCATTACCAATTTGTGATAGTTCTGTTGTTCCACCAATAACAATAAATGGTATAACAATAACAGAAACACATACAGGTAGTGTTGGTATATATCTTACAGAATACACAAGTTGTGGAACCGTAACAACACCTGTCAACTCAATATGGTTAGGTCAATCCGGAGCATTTACCTACACAATGAATTTTAGTTCAACAGTTAATAATATTACTATTTTTATAACAGGAAGTGGAACACCATTAGGTGAAACCTTTGTATTTACAACTAACACAGGGACAGGTATTCCAACAATAACATCAAATGAAAATTGTTACACAACAATAGTTGGTAATCAAATAACCTCCGGAGTTGGTACTTCAGCATCAGGTGGTGGTGGTAAGTTTTTAATCCACAATTCAGATAACTTTACATCATTAACAATTTCAGGGAATGGTGGTGAATCTGGTTCTTTATTCTCTATATGTTCAAATTCTATAATATAAAATTATTTAATTTAAACTATCTTCTTTTGGTTTCTTACCCAAATTTTCATATATCCTTAAAAGTTTTAAGGATTCGTAGTAATTTTTTTCTAATCTATCAAGTTCCTTCTCAGGAACACCTCTGTCACAAGCCGTTTCGTAGACATTTTTAGCCTCAGTAACAACATTTGATATTGTATCTATTAGTCTCATATCTATAAATATCAACCACCTCACCATTTATTAACAACAAATGTCAATTATATTTTGATAAAATCAAACTTTAGATTATTTATAAATAAACTAAGAATATATAATGTCACAATTTTATTATTTTACATCGTGTTGTGGTAGTGAACCATTTGGTATTATTAATAATACCAATCCAATAATATTATGGTCAAATTTCTATGACACACCCGGGTCAAATTATTTTGTAACCATTGGTACCGGTGTTGGTTCATTTTCCGGATGTGTTACATATAGTGGGACCACAACAACTCAATTACCTGATGTAAATCAACTATATACATCATCGCCGTCTTTTTATACTTACACGAATTGTGTGGAATGTACAAATATTTTTCCCTGTTATACACCACCACCGGTAATACCACCGGTAATATCGGGTTATAAAAACGAATGTGGTGTCATTACAATATTACCAATGGTTGTTGAATGTGTTGTTTCAAACCCATCATCATTTGATAATTCTGATGGTGAGGTTTCTTTATCAATAACCGGTGGAACACCTCAATATACCACAACTTGGACTTGGTTAGATAAGAGTAATATATCACCAGCTCTTAATTCTTTAGGTAACGGTTCTTATACCGCAACCACAGTAGATTATTTTGGTGATTATACAGCAACAACCGTGTGTTATATTAACACACCAAAAATTTGTACATTTGAGTCTAGTATTGTCGAAATATACGTGGATGAATGTATTCCTACCATAATGTCCGGATACACATATGAAATAACTTAAAAGATATATGCCAACAACATTTTCAGCAGCAACCTGTATAACATCCACTTTCGTCTCACCGGGACCGTTTGACATCTATTTAGATAGCGATTACAATTCAATACCATTTAGTACTGTCACAAAAAATCAGCTCACAATTGGATGTCCATTTATTTTTAGTAATATCCCAACAGGAACAAATAATTTAGGTATTAAAGATATTAACTTAGATTATTGTTTTACAATAGATATTAATGATAACAACATATGTTTAAATTGTAATATAGGGTTATCATTATATTCGGCAACCACAGTGTCAAGACTATATGGTGGTATTTTAACAGGAACTTGTGAACCAATCACTAGTTATTATATCAATTGGTATGGACCTAATAATTCAACAACATTAGCTCTTACCACAGGTTTTGGTCCCGATTTTACCAATGAATGGAACGTTCCACACCCTTTTACTGGTGTTGGTGCGATACCTTTAAGTGAAGGTGATTATACCCCAATTATTCAAAAAATAGTTATAGGAGGAATAACTTATTCAAATACCGGAGGTACCAACACAATCCTTACAAATCTAAGTAATTGTTTACCAACAACTAGGATAGAACCATTAACGTGTAGTAATAGAACAAACACTGAAACATCTTCTACAAAAAATTTGTATTCCCATAACGTAAATTTTGTAAGTGAATCTGGTATCACACCACAACCTGTAAAGTTAACATACGTTATTTCCTCAACAACTAAATTTATGGCAATCGCTTTTAAAGGATACGCTAATCACGATAGATTAACATTAAAGTTTAGTGGTAGTAGTTATGGGACAACAGAAATAGGATTGGAGGATGTTTTAGTTGGTACCGACATATCGAGTAATTTTAACCCAACTCTTTTCCCAAAATCAGCAAACACTAACAATTACTATAGTAAATTAATTTGTTTAACTGGATTAACTGTGAATAATAACGATAAAATATTGATAACGGTAACACCATATAATAACATAACTAGTTGGGACTTATATATGACTTGTTTAAACAATTATACTTGTAATGATTGTTTAAGAACACAACCATATAAAATTATTGGGTCAAGTATAACAGGAAAAACCCTCACTTGTAACCAAATAAATATTAATTATAGTGTTAGTGCGTGTACATCAAGTTCTTTCAAAAGTAGTGATTATTACACCTATTATTTATTTGGTCAACAATACCCATTTTATTCCCAAGTATATAGTAATGTTAGTGATTTAACAAATGTTGGTCCCGGAGATATGTTCTTCAATAATATTACTTGTAGTTCTCCAGGAAGTAGTACGGGGGGTGTATCAATGTGTAAAACGGATATGGACACACCCCAAAAACCCACCACGTATAGTAAAACATTTTTAACTGACGGGAGAGGAGTTTACAATATTACAGGTTCATCAACAGTCATTTCATCTTATTATAATTCTTGGATTACATCAATTAGTGGTGTTTATTCGGGTAGTACAAATCCGTCAAATTTGGCATATTATCGTAGTTTTAGATTTAACTTACCTGACCCCACAAAAGGGTCTTCATGTGCAGATGCAGAACTACCTATGCTCAATATTAAAGTACATCAAACTTCAACCGTTATTACAGGTATCACAGGGTCCGATTATTATTTTAGATTAACCGCGAACACAATTACAAATGTGATATCATTAAGTGATTGTGATTTATACTGTATGTCTAAGGTAAACGATAGAGTCGCAGAAATTAATCTGACTTCTACTGGAAATTCAATTTATACTGGAAACTACACATTAACATTTGCAACGGGTAAATATTTTTCAAACGGGTTTAATAATGTAAGTTACGTTTTATCTTCATCAACATCATCAAACAATATAGAATTTGCGTCTTATTTTAAAACTTACGATTGGTTATCAAATACTTTACCCTTTTCAGGGAATTCAACATTATTACCGTCATTTTCAGGAACTGTTTGTAATTATAATAATCAAGGGTATAAATCGACACTATCCAATTCATATGAAAACATAATATATAAATTTTATTATAAAACCGTTTTAACAAACTCATCAAACATTAATGATTTTGATATATTAGCTTCTCCCATCACTAATTTTGTTTATTCAGGACATCCAGGCGCCCGTAATTATGAATTAGCTTACAGATATTCAGGTGGAAATGTTACATATTCATCATCAACATACATTATATAATTATGAGCAACAAATATTATACAATAAGAATAACAGGAGGAACGTCACCAGGTCCGTATACAATTTACATTAATCAAATTGATGGAACCATCGCAACACTTCATCCTGTTCAAACACCATCCTTAGCCGAAAACTTATCTTTACCCCTATTACAAGCGGGAGTGAGTATTAAAGTTGATACAACACCAAACTCAATTTTCCTTTATAATACGTATTGTGGAAACAATGTATCATTGTTACCACCGGTAAATATTGTATACAAAGATTTTTGTTTAACCATAACATCTATAGGTGGTTCTCAAACTTTTCTTCATTTTTCTCCATCAGTATTAGTTAATGGATACCCATCTTGGGTTGAAGATTACTTTACATCAAATGGGTCAATAACTGTGACCTATAACGGTAGTTTATGGATTGTAAATGGGTTTGTGACTGACCCAAAAAAGATAACATCCTCAGACGTTTCAACAGCTAACCCCCCATCTCTTAATTGGGGTGAAATAGGTGGTAGTGATACAGTAACATATAATTTAGGTAGTTGTCAATCATCACAACGTAAATCATTCCCGGTGAGTGTTAATCAACCAACCTGTTTGTGTGATGGTAGTATTATATTTAATTCTAATTTAGATAACCCTCCGTTTTCATACTCAATCGATAATGGTGTGACATATACTAGTTCACCAATATTCACAAACTTATGTTCAGGAATATATAATCTATTTATTACTAATTCAATTGGTGATGTATTCTCTAAATCGATTACAATGAATAAACCGCAGTTATCAACAACGTATTTATTATCGTTAAGCACTACTAAAACAACTCCAGTTAGTAATGAGGTATCTTTAGTAGATTCATATGTAACAACAGTTAACATTACACCCCCACTTCCTAATGGAACAACAGTGACATTTGATTTAATCCATAATAATAGTTTTTATTCAGGACCATTAAGTGGAACATCAATACTAACAACAGGAACTGTATTAACCAAAAGTGGTAATACAATAGCAATTAATAGTACTGTAACGGGTAATTCACAATCAGTGAATACGACACCGGGATGTCAAAGTAACGTTATTTATCAATCAGATATAAATGAAGTTTGGAATTCAATTACATTAACAAATTTAGACACAATAACAATATCAACAACATCAAGGGTAGATAAAACAACAACCGGACTTTGTGTGGTTGGGTATAGTAACGACACTTACTCAATCTCCAACGCAACTATCAATGGTTGTGATTGTTGTTCATTAATAATTAACACATAATAAAAATTAGAATATTTATACAGTATGGGATATATACTTAAAAATACATCAGCTTTAGTCAACACAAGATTAACCGACACAGGTAGAAAAAAACTATCTGAAGGTAATTTTAACATTTCATATTTTCAAATTGGAGATAGTGAGGTGTCATATAATACATTACCATCTTCATATGGTCAATTAACGACTAATATTTTAGAACCAAATTTTAATTCACAGAATTCAGCCCCGGGACAAACCAACAAACAAAATGTTAAATACCCATTTTATGTCGATACAAACGATAATAACACATACGGTATACCATTTTCAGACCCTGCGGTTTCTCCAATATATAACGGAGCTGCTATGAGAGGTTTCTTTAGTGCTGACACATCTACCACACCGTTAAGTTGGAGTGCGTATACCGATAGTGAATACACAATTAATTCAAATTATGTTGTTGATGTTTCAACCTTTACCGGTGGAACTCAAATTAAACTAACTGTATCAGGATGTAGTAATATTGTTAGATTACCAGCTAAAGGAGATTTAATCACAATTTATTTTGACGGTAGTACAAGTATATGTTCTGTTGGACCATCTCCGGTTTCACCTACCCCAACACCTACCCCAACACCTACCCCAACAACCGATTCGTGTAGAATAGACCCAACACCAACACCCTCACCAACTTGTTGTACTACAACACCAACTGGTTGTACACCAACACCAGTTATTAATAGTTTTGTAAATGTTAATAGTTGTCATAACATCCTAACATATAAAATAGTTGATATTTGTTTAAATGTTGTAACGTTAGATAGAAAAACACCAAATTACACTTACGTAACATCCGGTTGTTCTTACGCTAGAACAATAATTTATCCACCAAATATGTCAGATTTATATGATAGTGTAACACCTATTGACCACTATAGTACAGACGTAATTAATTTTGATTCGATATCTAATACAGATGAATTTGATGTTAAAGTTTGGAATATGAACATTCCATGGTCTGAAAATCCAGCGGGATTAAATAGCAACCTTTATTTGGGTTACCCTTATTTTGGTTCATCTACATATATTGGAACCAAGGAATATTTAGGATATATGTCAGATAGTGGACAAACCTTTGTTAATGATGTGGGTGTGATAGAAGATTCTAACTATTACTACGATTCACTTAGTAATAAAGTTGTTGTTAGTCCTAAGGAACAAAAAGCAATAGCCATCATTCATTATACAAATCAAACTATTGATTTCTTTTATGGTGAAAAATTTGCTTTAGAACCATATGACCCATCTAACCCTATTGATACAACAGGTGAAGCAATTAATTTTAAATTACACATTCCTTGGTTAATGTGGCATAAATCACCAACTTGTTGTCTTGGGGAAACATTTTACGTATCACCACCTGACTTTATATTTAGTGATACAGAACCATTATTAAAACCACACTATATTAAATCAAATAAAAATAGTGACATGAACTCACCGGGTATTCGTTATTATTTCTTATGGGATAATAATAAAACATCCGCTAATGGAACACAACCAAATAGAGTTGGTAAAGTATTTCCTGACCAAAAAATAATTGTGATTGATGATGAAGAATTAATTGCCGCGTTATCATATAAGTCAAACCGTAATTGGACTTTACCAGCGTCAACAGTATCGTTAACACCACCGAATAGTTGCGGAACACAGGGGTCAGAATTTTTAGGTGTGTTAACAGGTTCAAGTCAAACAATGTACGTAAGTTATTTATTAAAAAATACCTCATCGGGAGCAACCAATTCTCTACATTGTAATTATTACACAAAAATATCAGGACCAAATGTTGATTGTGGTACACCGGGAAGTCAAAACGTTGCTGTGAGATTTGGTGGTGAATTTAATTGTTTAAATCAAATAACAACAAAAACATTAACTGAAGGTTATGTTGCTAACACATTTCAAATTATTTGTCAACTTGTTGAAAATGGTGGAAGACCAGAATCAGATAAGTGGAAACTTATTAACTACACAAGCCAAATAAGTGCAAACACTATTAACGGTTACATAACACAATCAGGTTTAACGGGAAATACATTTATTATTAGTAGAACATTATATAACGCAGCTTCATACTATATATTAAACGATAATATAACGCTCCCAACAATTAACCAATCAGGTGAAACACTTAATTTTGGTGATGAGTACTATTTCTACGGTTCATTAGAAACAGATATTCAAGCCACAATTTATGAGATGAGGTATAAGATGAATCTTGGTCAGGCAGAATTTCAACGTTCATCAAACCCAACTTGGTCATCAGGTATTACACCACAAATTTCAGAGATAGGTCTTTACGACAGTGAATTTAATCTTATGATTGTATCAAAGTTACAATCTCCAGTCCCAAGACAGGGTCTACAACAATTTTTAGTAAAATTTGATTTTTAATAATAGGTTTAGATATAACCACTAAACTTTTTTGTTTTCCATAATATTTATTAATATGGAAAAAGTTTTTATTTATATTTTAGTTGACCCAATATCTAATCAAATTAGATATGTAGGTAAAACAACCGATGTTAAACGAAGAATTAGAAGACACATTAGTGAACGGTTTTTACACGACAGTTATAAAGATAGGTGGATTAGAAAACTAATCGATAATAATCATTACCCAGAAATTGAAACGATTGATATTGTTTCTAAAGATAATTGGGGGTATTGGGAACAATTTTATATATCATATTTTATTTTTTTAGGATGTAATTTAACTAATGGTACTATAGGTGGTGATGAACCTCCATCAACTAAAGGTAGAAAACACACATCAGAATCTAAATTAAAAATGTCAAACACAAAAAAAGGAAAACCAATTCCTTGGTTAAATAATGGTTTAGAAAGGACTGATGAACACAGAAAAAATTTATCAAAATCCTGTAAAGGTAGAGAATCACCAAACAAGGGTAAAAAATTTAGCATAGAATATAGAAATAAATTATCAGAATCATCAACTGTTAAACTAAAAGTAAATCAACTTGATTTAAACGGAAACCTTATAAAAATTTGGGATTCAATCTCATTAGCACAAAAGACTTTACAAATTAGACATATATCCGAAGTTTGTAGAGGTGTTAATAATTACAAAACATCCGGTGGTTATCGATGGGAATACCATAATTAATTAATAAAAAAAAAATGATTAGAAATAAATTAAAAGAAAGTCCTAAAGTTTTGGGTCTTGATGTCTCAACTCGAACAATTGGTTGGGCATTATTTGATATACAAAGTAGAGAATTATTGGAATTAACTCACGTATCACCAACACCAAAACCAAAGGAAGATAATAAAATAAAAGAGTTACTTCTTAAAGGTGAAATTTTTAGAACCAAACTTTTGGATTACAAAGATATGGGTATAACAAAAGTAATCATTGAAGAACCTCTATTAAACTCAAATAACGTCTATACAGTTCAAACATTGTTAAGGTTTAACACATTAGTTACAAAAGAAATTTACGATGTTTTAGGGGTGGTTCCTGACTTCATATCAACATATAACTCTCGTAAGTTCGCCTTTCCCGAGTTAGTTAAAGAAAATGATAAAGGTAAATTTGTTTTATTTGGTGGTCTACCAAAAAATATTGATAAAAAACAAATTATATGGGATTTAATAGCTAAAAAAGAACCTCAAATTACTTGGCAATACACAAGAAACAATACTCTCAAAAAAGAAAACTTTGACCAAACAGACGCTTATTGTTGTGTCTTAGGTCATATGAATCAAGAAAAAATATGGTAATAAAAAACCCCTCTTAACGGAGGGGTTTTTTATTTATTATCACAGGTATTATTGTTAACTTATTTTACCCACAAGTTGAGAAAATTTCAATATTATAACCTGTTAAAAGAGTACCACATTTAACTATGAAATCATAAGTGATTTCACTACCACTTGTTTGTGTATATGTCTCACCTCCGTCATTTACCCTTAATGTCATAACAGCTCCACCTGTTGATGGTGGTGATAAAACAATTTTAACACTATCACCAAGACTTGTTGGTAATGTACTTAAAAACTCATTAACGTTAAACGTTGCATCGAATGAGTAAACAGAAACACCGTTAACATAAATAATACCACTAGTATCAGATTTTGCACAATCACTCCAGTTTCTTAAAGTCATTGGACAGGTTGAATTGGTTGGTGTTAAACTAGTATTTAACTCTTTAGTACATTCATCACATGGTGTTACCGTTTTACTACCTGTAAATGTCGTATTGTTAACATTTGTAAAATAATTTGTATTATATGTTACGTTATTAACATATATGTTTTGTAACTGTGATAAGTTAATTGATATGTCAATTAATTCCCAACACACATTATTTATTAAATCTAAAATAACATTACCAATCACATTACCCGGAGTTGCCGGAATTCGTTGTATCACCACATTATTTCTAGGTCCCTGAGTTGTACCACAACGTAAATAAACATAATAGAATATAGCATTTGTCGGTGTAGGTGTTGGAGTTTTAGTTGTTGTTGGTGTTGGTGTTTTAGTTGTTGTTGGTGTTACGGTTTTTGTTGGTGTTACAGTTGTTGTTGGTGTAACAGTTGGTGTTCTTGTTTGTGTTGGTGTTATACTTGGAGTTATGCTTGGAGTAACAGTTGGTGTTCTTGTTTGTGTTGGTGTTACTGGTGGTGTTGTTCCAACAGTAGCTGTCGGTGTTGGGGTAACTGTACGTGTTGGTGTAATGGTTGGTGTTATAGTTGGGGTAACTGTACGTGTTGGTGTAATAGTTGGAGTAACAGTACGTGTTGGTGTTGGAGTTACTGTTTTAGTTGGTGTTGGTGTCGGTGTCGCTTTACAACCTTCAGCACATTGAATTTCATAATCAATCCTTATTTTAACCGATATACTACGATTACTTAGTGATGTTGGTTCACAATTTGTTGTAACAACAATCGTATTAGTTAGTGGGTTAATATCAACGTCACCTATTGACTGTATACTTTCAAGTAATAATTTGATTGTATTATTCCACAATTCATCCGAAGGATAATCTAATAAACCCGTACTATTATAAAATGTTGTTGAAGCGAAATCAGTTCCAACATAAGCTATTGCTTGAAATGTTGCTGCGGTTAGAATACAATTCGTATACCCCGGAGACTGTAATATTCTATTATTATAACCTTCGTTTAATATTTGTTTAAGACCCGATTCTATTTGTATAGGTTGGTCATACATAGTAGAATTACAAACAGAGTATAATCCTGTTGAGGTGTAGTCAGTACTACCACCGATAAGTCTACTTTTCATTTTTGAACACCCTGAACTATCAACAATTCTAACATCATAATCTCCAACCGGTAAATCAGGTATTGTCATAACAGAAGTACCCACAGTATCACCATTAAGATATAATGTGAATGGTGGTGTTCCATTAGTAATATATGCGGTTATTAAACCATCATTATTTATTGAGTCAACACCTAATAAATGAAAATCTATAGTATTTGAACCGTCAACCGTTATCGGTATTGATTGTTTACAGAAAGACCTGTCCGTAACACTAGCAGTATAATTACCCGAAACTAAATTAGTAAACGTATATGAGGTCAGTGAGGTTGTAATTATTGAGCCGTTGATTTCATAAACATATGGTGGTGTACCACCACTTGTTATTTCCATATAAATTGACCCATCACCACCATTACAAGTTGTTCCCGTAGTTACTGTCGTCAGTTCAAATAAAACAGTGTTATTTATTGTATAAGCACTTGTAAAAGTACAACTACCATTATCTGTTATTGATAATGTATATGTGTCAGCAGGTAAATTATCAAATTTAAAAGTTGTTTGATATATTGTTTGGGTTGTTGTATCACCCAACGAATTTGTTAAACTATACGTATATGGTGGTGTTCCACCTAAAACACGAATTGGCCCAATAACCCCCGATAAATTATTACAAGTTGAGTTAGACACATCAACAGACACTGTTGACATCCCACTTGGTGTTAATAATGTTGTTGTTGTTGTAAAATTACATAGTCCGGCATCAGTAACCTGTATTGTAAAACTACCGGGTCCTAAATTGGTAAACGTCATTGTTCTATCAAAACTAATATTAGTAACACCATTAGAACCTAAGTAATAAAATGGTGCCGTACCTCCGGTAATAATAATCTGAACTTCACCATCTGATGTAAAACAACTTGGTTGAGTTAGGTAAACAGCACCTAAACCAACTGATGGTATGTCATAAATTACTTCAGAACTACTCTTAGAACATCCACCATAATCAGAAACCGTTACACTATATGTACCTTGAGTTAATCCTGTAGCTGTATTGGTTGTACTACCATTTGACCATAAATAAGTGTATGGTGGTGTGCCAGTCAAACCGGTAACTGTTATTTTACCTGAATTAACAGAACATCCAGCGTTACTAACACTATACAAACCAAAGTTTAAGTTAGACGAATTTTTAATAATAACACTTTCGGATTTTCCGGTACAACCTCCACCATCGTTAGCAATAACATAATATGTCCCAAGAGATAAACCATTAAAAACATAAGTATTACTTGTTGGATAAACCGTTGAGATTAAACCGGTTCCGGTGTTATATAATGAAAAGATGGAACTCCCGTAAAAGTTACTAGTTGTAGCTGTTAATGAACCATTATTACCGTTACAAACAGTATTGGTTATATTTGTTATTGAGACACACGTACCACTTGATATATAAATGTTTACAGGTAGGACTGTATTACCCGAAACACAACTATCTATTATATTAAAAGAGTAAGTCCCGGCAGATAAATTTGTTTGTGTGTATGCGGTTACACCCGCACCTAAAACGGTTGTTCCGGTGGTTGGTGATAACCTCTGAATTGTATAATTTGGTGCTTCACCAAATATGTTAATAGTAAACGCACCTAAGTTTACATTACTACAATCACCCGTTATACTAGAATTATATGATAAAAAACAACTCATTGATTATTGCGTACAAGTTATATTAAAGTTTATTCCGACGCTTATAGATAAAGTTTCAACCAACGGTGTTGTGGAACAATTTGTATTCCATATTCTAACTAAAACAGCATTGGTATCATCACCACTAATCGGTGTATTATTTATTGTTTCATAACGATAGTCATAACCTAATGTGATTATTCGTTGTAAACAATTATCTAAAGCCGTATCCCAATCACTAAGACAAGGACTACTACTAAATATTGTTCCACAATCAATACTATTATAACCAACACCAACAAAAAATAGATGCTGAAGTATAGTTCCGTTAATATTTAAATCAACGAACCAATCACTATTTATTGTAGTCGTATCACAACCACTATTGTTTAAATCAAAACCAATTTCATTTATAACCCAATTTTCAATGACATCGGTCAAAACAAGATTAAACCCAAGTTCATCAACACCATTCGGATATTTAGGACATATTGTTGATTGAGCCGTACAATCAGACAAGTAAATACTACCCGTAAATTTACAAGGTTTACAAATTACCGGAACAATACCACAACCACGTTGTCTTCTCCAAACAAATTTTTGTCTATGAAATATTGAGTTTTCTAATTTAACACCTGTATTCCAAATAGTACTTGCCGGCATCATTTGTTCTACCAATCTAATCCAATAATCACCCATACCATTTACATACTCAATCATTGTCTTATATGTAAAGTTATCGTTTTGTATACCCGCGTCTTTTTCTGATTCAAGATACCTCCAATATATTGATTGTAGTGTTGGATAACCACTTGTTCCTCCGTCACTAGCAAATTGTCTATTTCTTACATTTATAGTGTTTTTCCAAAATGTCTGAGCGAACTCAAAAAATGTTTTACTATTTGGTTCAGGTTTTATAACCGTATTATCAACACCACCCTTATTTGGATATATAGTTGTCGGGTTAGGGTCACAATAAGTTGGTTGTGTATAATTTAAACCCTCATTTGGGATTGGATAATTATATTGTCTAGACATATACCAAACATCATATAACAATCCCTGTGCGGGATTTAAATATAAATCCAAATTCTTAACATTAATAACAAGATTTTCACTATCTGTGTAGTATAAAGAGTTGTACCCACCATCTAAATTATTTCTATCACCAATCTCCGTATCAACCCAAGTTTTGTTATTATCAACAACCTGTCTAAGATTAAAACCTAAATTAGTGAATGGGAATTTTTTATAAACATTTAAATATTCTTGACCATATGTAAACGGTGTCAATTTTGTTTGATAATTTGGATTTGAGCCTGTAAAAACACTATTGGTCAAATCCGGTTGTTCCAGTGACCTATGTTTTGGTGTCGATTCAAACCAACCCGCACCCATCTGATAAAAATACGCATCAGAATTAACCGGTGATGACGGATAACCGTCATTATCGACCGGATAATCCTCTTTACTAAAATCAACCTCTTGGAGAACTGATATAGTCGTAAACCCCGTATAACCACTACCTTGAAATCGGAACACATTACCGTTTTCTAATGTAGGTAATTTTTTAGAATATGTCCCTCCTGATATGTTAGCATATTGAGAGTCAAATTCTGACATATTAATCCTTTGGTCAGCCAAACAAACATACTCGTTAAACTCAACCAAAGCATCCGGAGCGCCAATCAATCTCATTAAAGTTTCTATTGATTTTCTAGTCCCTTTTGATTTAAATAAATAAGCCGAATTAAGGACTAAATTCTTATAGTATTGGTAATTTAACTCATCAGGTGTTTGAGCTTGTCCCACACCACTAAAGGCAGATTTATCCACATTCTTTTGTCCAAAAACCGAACCTAAAAAGTCATCATTGGTAATTGGGGACATATTTGTCGCCCAACCTAATGTTTGAGATAAATTTTTTAATAATTGAGATGGAATATCATTACCGGTGTTATAATTCACCGAATTCATATAAGCTAAACCATTAATAAATTTTTTAGTTTCATCAAAACTTCTACCGTAAATTTGTAATATTTTTTCAATTTTTTGGTCAGATGTGTCAAACTCTTTAAGTGAATCTGTTGTTAAAAATCTTGAAACAAGATTTGTTTGATACCCATCGAAAGACAAACTAATTTCATTCAATGTTGTTAAATATGTTGTGAAAGAATTAGTTAAGATATCCAAATTCCAATTACCATATAACGGCCAAGTCACTAATTTATTTTGAATATAAAAAGTTCCGTCATCGTTTTCATTTGGAACTTGGAAAGTTGCCGTATAAATAGGAACAACATTTCTATTTAGTAAAAATCGTTGAACTTCGTCTAAATCTTCATTGAGCACTCGATTAACTTGGTAATCATTTGGTCGAATAACTAAGTCATCATATGTTTCTGTTTGTCCCGGAAAAACATTACCCTTAAAGTATAACCTAAGAGTCCCTGTTGTGGATGACGTTGTTGGTTCAATATATGTGACATCATACCCAACACCACTGTAATATAAAGAATATTTAGCAAATTGATTTGTCATATTTCTCAAAGGAGAAACTTGAATCTCTCTTAACTCTAAATTTCTTGCCGCGTTAACGGTAAAGTCAATATCAAAAGGGTTTCTAATTCTTGAAATGTCTAAATCAACACTTGTTTCATTAGATATCGGATTATATGAAATGTTCGTTGATGTAGTTCCAGTTAAATAATTTTCATCCATAAAAGTAACCTCCAACGCCGCAGGAAATTTACTAATAATTAATTCAACAGATGTTGAAATTCTTTTAACCATCGAACCATATGCGGTAAAATTAGTTACTTGAGTTAAATCAAAATTGGGATAAACTTTAAAATTATTTTCAAATATTACTTTTGATTGAGCAACACTATTAACACCCATACTATCTAAGTTAATAGGGTTTGAAAACGCTCCCGTTGTAAAAGTTCTATTTGATTTTTCTTTAATACCTTTAGTAAACTCAAAATTTCCTTGCGTCAAACCACCTCCCGCAACAAGTTGAAAACCAACTAAATTATCGGAGAATGTACCCGCACCGGATGCTGTCTGTGGTGGACACGTAAATTTTTCTATTGCCATTATTGAGTTATATTTGTAAAGTTTTTACTAAAATCTATATTATTTCCTCTGTCTTGTCTAACTTCATATAATAACTCGTTAAATTGGTCTCTAATTTCATATAAGTTATATTGTTTGTATATATTATTAGCATTATCGTATAATGTGTATACACCATCATCAATAGATTTGGTTTGATTACCGTAAAGAGCAATCGCCAATGTTGAGAAATCGTGTTCACCTATCTCAATATCCAAAGTTATTGGATTAAAGAAAGTGTTTGTTATAATTACATTCTGATTTGGTTGACCAATATATGGTGTGGCATTTGGCTTATTTGTTGGTGCCGAAGATGGTGTTAATGTACAAAATAATAGATTAGTATTATTATCTGTATATCGATATCTAATCGCCTTTTGAGATGAATTTGTTAAGTTTTGAACAACCGGTTCACAAAAGAATGATGACGTAATAATTCTAAAAAAATTTGGTATCTTTGTTCCATCAGCATTTAAATATTCTATTCTAAAACCAACTAACCCTTGACTAACAAATTTGTTTCTATAGGTAGATGGAACAGAATTTAAATCAAAAATTAATCCTTTAACATTAGGTAGTGCCGATAAAACACCACAATCTAATATTGTTGTTCTTATTTGAGCAGGTCTAATAAATAAAGTATATATCCCGATTTGGTTAAATTGTTCTGCCGGTAATTTTAAATTATATAAACCACCTAATATTTCAATACCATTATTTACACCTGTAGTGTTGTTATTGTAGTAAGGTCTTAGTATAGACAAAGCATCCAACTTCGTTAATACAAAGTTATCTGTTTCATCTCTTGATGGAGTATAATTTAAAATTATCTCAACATCTTCCGGACTTACGTCAGCCGGTCTTATTGTTCCATATGTTCCTGTAGCCATATTATATACTATTAATCACATTAAAAAATTTATATCCGTATTTAACCAAATCACCCACGTTATCAACTTCACCTAATCTCATAACTCTTTCAAGAGCTGAGTTCTTTCCCCTCTCAATAAATATATTGGATTGCACTTCTGCTTCGTCAATTATTCCTAATAATAATTCATTTTTTACAATTGGCTCACAAACTAACATATCTGAGGTTAAACCTGAAGATTTTACAACAAAAATTGTTGTTTTATCTGAATAATCATAGTAATCAATATCATTAATTGTATAGGCAGTATATAAACCATTTGAACTCACACCTAAATATTTACCAACCACACCAGTGTTTCCCGTCACCCAAACATTTGGAATATATTGAGTTGCACCATATTGTTTTAAATCACTCAACGATGACATTGTATATCCCGTTATTAAAAATGGAATTGTATTTATCGGATTAAATAAATTAATATCGTCTAATGTTGCACCACAAGTTGAATCACCACTAAAGATATAATCATAAGAAAACGATGTTGCAGACCAATTACCACCAGCGGGTGTAAAATGAGCGGCACCTTTAGGGTTTGTTATTGTTACCCCCGTAAATGGTACGTGAACGGTTTTACGTATTTTATTGGTTCCCCAAGGACTAACCCCCGTTAATGTTATCGTATATTCACCCGACATTGGGTAAGGATGTGTAAATACAGATAGTGTTGGATTTAAAGTTTCAAATTGTCCGTCACCCCAATCAACAAAATAATTTGAAAATTCCAAATATTTTTTAAACTCAGTATCTGAAGTATTGTAAAATGAACATATATTACTAACACCTGTGAAAATAAAATTCAACATAGTATCTTGCTGTAACACCATTCCATCAAACACGGAATAATACCCAACATCAACTGTGTTTTCTGTTAATAAAATTGGTATTGTTAATCCAGTTAATAATGACGAACCATTAGTTCCTCCCGACAATACTTCAGTCATTGATGAATATACGTAAGATGTCCCCGTTAAATCAATTTTAAATGTTTCAGCAGAAGTAATACAACATTTGTTAACAATACCTGTTCCCGTTATAGACCCCGCATTATATGTAACTTTAAAAATGTCTCCACTAATAAATTCCGGTGATATTTTAATATGATAATCTCTTTCTGTCATATTATGGATTTATATATTCATACCATTTTATCGGAACAGATGTTCCTCTTCTCACACTATCATCCCAAACTTCATATGTCTTTTCATTATAATTTAACCTTACCTCATAATAGAAATAAACCGCAGGGTCAAACATAAATTTTGAAGCAATATCACTTTGTGGTGTATTTGTCATCTTAACAAAAACACCCAATCTAGCATCAAAAAATTTTGCTGTCATATAAAATTTACTAATATCTAAAAATTCTTTATTTCTTAACCAATATAGAAAGAACCCTTCTTTATCACCAACGTAGTCCAATTTAAACGATGGTATTTTAATATCAACACTAGGTATGTATGGACTAATTGATATTGGTACAGTGAAACCTTGTTGAACAGGTAATATTACGGTAAAATAATTAGTTTGCGTAATTGTCTCTTTACTATCATAAAAATCCAATTTAAAAAAAGATTTGGTGAAAGGTTTAACATAATAATATATCTCAGTCGCTGTAAACCCTTCTGGAATATAACTACTCACCCAATAATTTGATGGAGCTGTTGTAACTAATGATGATGGGTTAACCGGAACAATTGGATTTAAATTGTCATTAAAATCACTAAAAAAATGAAAATCGTATTTAATATCCGTTTTTGTATCACTACTATACGGTGCGTGAGCAAATCTTAATACTTCAAAATCACCAGGAAAACCAACAATATCCTCAACAACATTTTGTTGATATTCTTCAACGGCATCACTTTGTCCAAGAAAATCCCATTTAATCTCAATAGGTATATTAATATATTTGTCGTTACCTTTTGGTAAGGTAAATTTATAACTGTTATTATTCACAATCGTCTTTTATAGGTTGAGCCGCTCCGTAAAGAGTTGCGTAGTTATTTAAATTACTCTCTATATAATTAGTTCCTTCCGGTATTATTCTAAAAATAAAATTCTCATATGGATAATGTTTTCCGTTTAAAAATGGATAATCAACACCATTACCACTATTATCTTTGAAACCATATGTATATAAATCTCTCCAAATAAATGAATTGTATGTTGTTGAAAAATATGAATAATCTGGAACCCCTACCATATTATTAATACTACCGGTTTCTATGTAATCAGAAAAACCTCTTATCTTCATTTTACTATGTGGTTTATAATAATACCCCATTTGATTAGCGTTGTCGTCTGTATCTGAGATATTAAATACAAACGGGTTGAATGTGAATTTATGGTTTATATCACTTATTAATCTTTCCTTTTGTTCATAATCGTTCCACTCATAAAAACCACCATCAAGGACATCACCTTCTTTTAAAGATTCCATATATGTAAATGTGATTTGCCCATTATTTGGGCCTAACCCACTACTTGGTAGTGTTTGATAAGTACCCAATGGATATGGTTGATTATTATCACCAATAAAGGTTGAATTTGAATTTCCAACTTCCCACCAATTTATTGGTTTACCAAAATTAGTTAACGACAAATTAAAATCGTAACCTTCTTTCAACCCAACATAACCAATACCCGGGGATTGTAACCCAAATGTTAACCCAAAATAACCCTTCCATATTGTTGTAACAAATAAATCACTGATAGGTCTTTTTTGATTATCCCGTAGTGAACTGACATCTATATCTTTATTAAAAGACAATGTATACGACTGAGAATTTTCTTTAATAGATACCCTTTTTACATTATTTGGTGTGTATACGGGACTTTCAAATTTCTTTTTAATTCCAAATATATTTTTTTCAAATCCAGCATTAACTAAAACCGCGTCATTAACATCCGTAATTATTTTATGTTGAATTATATAATATTTAGAAGTAGTATCATTAGGGTTTTCATTATTTATCACCCTTTTAAAAGTTCCACTATTCTTATTTGGGAATGTTGTTGTTGGGTATCCAACGTTATAAATATTAAATATATATTCCTCAGTCCCCGTCATACCACTACCCAAACCAAAAACTTGATAAGTTTGATTTAAATTATTTGACGGTATTTTAATATTAACAAACTCACCAACCGATAATCCGTGTTTAACCGGACATATGAATTGTATCATACCATTACCATTCATTGTGACGTTATCTGAGTTCACCCTAAAAGGTATTCCGTCTATAGCATTCCAATTAACATAAAGATTTTGTGTTGGGTCATAGTAACTTAACGACTTATCAATGTTTTTATAAGGATAACTCATAAAGAAGTTCCAATTATATGTTGAAGCACTTCTTGATACAAAATTTATGTGGTTATTTGGTGGTTGTGTATACCCACTGACATTATAATCACTTCTAATAAAATCAAACTCGTGATATTGTAAAAAACCTTGCCATTTAACATCAGCTGCACTTGAATTACATTGGTCCAATAATGATTGTGTTTCATTAATATAATATAAATTATTTTCTAACGGCACATAATTAGTGTTTCCCGTATAAGAATTATTATATAATAATTGAAACTTACAGGTTGGTCTAAATGTTGTTGATTTTTGTCTTTCATCATCAAATACTTGAGTTAAATTAACATCAATACTTCTATCAAATTCCTGAATATTTTTAGAATTTTGAACTAACGGTGTTGGTATTGACAAATCAGTATCTGTCGATGTTTTGTATCTTAGAGACCCTAAGACAATTCTGATATCATCCATATTAATTTACAACATTATTTGTGTTTATCCATTTTGTTCTAAATCTATCAAACGATGATGCTCCACGTCTTAAACCAAAATAAAAGTGAAACGGAGCACCAACAGTCACTAATTGGGGACTTATAGTATTTTTATTCCAATCCGACACATTAGCCGATATTGTACCACCACTATTCACAGCGTAAATATAACCTTTTTGATAGTTTGTTTGAGATTGATTCTTACTTCTAAAATATCTAGACCCTGCGTCCAATCTATCTAATGATTGATATTTGTGTGAAAAAATATTATTACCCGAAACACCATACTCCCAATCATCAAATTGTTTTCCAAAAATATATTCACCATTAATTTTCCATTGTGATAAGGGAACTTTTTGTGAATATACCGGAAAATTATTAAATGTACAACGACCAAGTGTTGTTCCTGTTGGATTTATAATAGTTCTTTTTGGTGTTATATAATCCCTTATCTGAGTATCAGATGAAAAGAAAATTCCTAAAACATTGTTACAATCAAAAAATATTGGGTTTTGTTGACCCGGTAAACTATCAGGATAATTACCCGGTAAAAACGGAGCAACACCTAACTCAGAATTAATTGATATTAATTGAGCGTAATCAGCATCTATTTGAAAATTGGTTCCTGTTCTACCGTTAGAAAAGTACCCTATAATATTTACGCTACCCAACAACCTTGTTAAAAAATCACTATTAATAAATCGACTAACAATGAATAGATTAAGTATATCATCCACAGTACCAAAAGACGATGATTCTAATTTATTAACTACGTACCCATCATATTCATCAGACATAACCAATTCTTGTAAATAATCAGTTCTTGGTCCTAAATCCATTATGGTTGTTGGAAAACCTATATTACCATCAACAACCCTAAATTCATTACTAACAACATCGTATTTTGCAGCTCTATAATATAAATTATTGGTTCGTGAATGAATCATAATAGCTTTTTTACAATAATCAAATATAGGTTGATTTGGTCTGTCAGATAAAGGACTCGTGTATTCTACTATCTCATTTTTAATTGGGAAAGCATATAAAACACCGTTAACCCAATTATTAACAAATCTATGTGAGAAAACATTTCTACAAGCACCTAACATTACCATATTTCGAGCAATCCACTCAAACATTAATATCAAATCATTTCCCAATGATAAAAATATAGTTGTAATGAATTTATAACACCCATATTCAAATATTGTTTCACCTAAATATTTTTGACAACCATCCTGTAAAACCGAAATAGTTCCATTTGGTCCATCACTTTTACAACTATAACACTTTAAATTAACAGAACCATTACAAGTAAACGAATCAAAAACTTTAGTAATTCCCTTTGAACCCGATAAATCTTGAATCGTATATTGTAAATCACCTGAACTAGCACTACCCGTTGAACTCTCACTACTACTAACATTCAACACACCGTCTTCTGGTATTACATACATTTCAAATTTACTATTTTTTTGTAATACTAACCCGTTACAACAGTATTCATCAACATTTGTCGATGTTGGTAACCTATCACCTCTCATAATAATTTGATTTCCATTAGAACCCGAAGAGAATGTTAATGTGTTCCCGGTCGTATTGTAAATAGATGAATAGTAATTTGATGTGATTGAATATGGTGCTGAGGTTACCTTGTAATAAGGTCCAGTCATTGGAGCATCTCCTTTATAATTTTCTCCATTTTCTCCAGCCCCATTAATTATATTTGTATACATTACAGGACCACCCTCAATAATTTCATTAGGAAAATACCCTTGATTATTACCTGTTTTAACCGAATAAGGATTACTTGGGGTAATAAAATTTACATAATCAGGGGGGTAAATATAAAACTGATATTCTTTAGGATAAACCATCATGCTAAATTTATTTTGATTACTAACCTTTAAACCGTAAGATGTATCAGCATTAACAACACGAGTGTCCATTGGAATAACATTGTTCACGTCTCCACCACATTGTGGTTGTAAATTTAATGACCGATTATCCATATTAGAATAATAACTAACTAAATTTGATGTAAATGAAGAATATCCTGAAGATATTACACCATTAGGATTAACAACTAACTGACCTAACGTATACGCTGACACAGAACCGTATGTTGTCGATATTTGTGGTTTATATGAAAATGAATTAAAATATAATTTTTGACCTGAATAAACATCTGTTCCAAGATTACTATTACTTAAATCAGATTTTAAATGACTCACGTTTTTAAACTTACCTTGTATTGGTATATTCATATGGTAATTACCAAACACTTTAACATCATTAAAATTAACTCTACCAAACAATCTACCTAACCCATATGAAATTGGTACTTTAGGTGTATATGGGTCAACACCTCTATTTAAAATTAAAATACAAATGTTTTTATAATCTTCAATTAATTCTATTGGTGTGAAATTTATATTTTTTGACCTCTTATAATCACCCTCGTAACTTGATTGTCCCATTATCATATCGTTAGATATATATCTATCATTCAATGAATCAAATATGTCACTATTACATTGACCACTAAACTGACTATATGTCATTCCGGTTATAACTTGAAAGTATTCAACATCTGTCGGAAACTTATGGTAATTATTTGTTGTGTCAGCGGTAATATTAACAGATGGATAAGTTTTTGTTATATTACCCGAAACACCATCAGGATTAGCATACTGAATCGTAATGTTCTGAGCACCCGTTGATGTCACACCTGTAATGGCATTGTTACCATATACGTTTGTAATCCCACCTGTTGTATTTATATCACCACTAATTGTTGGATTTTGAAAAGAGATTAATTGACCAGCACTTAATTTTTGAAGACTATCTTTATCACAAATAATCACCATTGTGTTGTCGTAATGATAAATTGCCGTTTGTGTTGGTTGGAAATTAACTTCAACAATATTAACCCCTCCACCAGGATTACTATTATTTGACACAGGTGTTATTGATGTACCATTAAAATATTTAGCTTTAACATTAAACAAATTAATCCTATCAGCCATAGGTAAACTTGTTGTGTAAATCCACCTATCGGGTGACGTATTACCATCTTGAGAACCGGGGTCGTCATCATAAACAAAAGTTGGTGCACCAATATTATTAGAAGCGTACTGTTCATCATAAACAAGACCGGTTAAATTTCTTATGTAAATCTGTGCTCTTTGGGATGAAAAACCATTTGGGTTTGTTGGACTAACGGTTGGTATTTGGAACACACCTTGAGTGAATAATTGTAAAATTCCGGGAATTAATGATACCGATGTAATCTCAGTATTTGATTTAATAGTTTCACATGGTATACGTTTATTTCCTTGAGTATTTGTTGATGGTGCACCAGTGCCTTCACCAATATTTTCACTAGTGTTTGAATCCGGACTACATTTACATAATTCACAATCAGGATATGTTAAGATTGGAACTTTAATACCTGTTAAGTTTATCTTAACTAACATTATAACAACTAAAGCAATAAAGGCTGCTATAAGAAGATATGTCACAGCAATAACAAACTGTCCCGGTATAGTGACAGCCCCAAAACCAAATCCAAAAGCGGCTCCGATTGCTTGAGCGGATAATAACACATAATAACCAGCTAACACAGGTAAAAATATCGTTCTTAAAATCCACACAACAAAATATAAAATGTGCATTATTAAGATTAACGCAAAAAATACCGGTGTTAATATAATACTAAAAAACATAAAAATGATATATAAAATATCAAATCTAAAATTACCGTCGTTTGTTGGAAATCTATAGTTAAGACCTGAACAAGTTTCGTCTAATATATTTTTAATTCCAATATATCTTTCGGGTCCACTACCTCTACTCATTCCATCAATAAATTGTGAAACAGTATAAACTTTATTATATTGCATCAGATAAAACCTATCTTCACAATCAATAGCGTCTTGTATTATTTGATTAAAACTTGAGTCACCACTATAACCGTAATCATACCAATCAGTACTAAAAGCGTACGATGTCTCTAAGTGATTTGCAACATCATTTTCTCTAATATTTGGAACTAAAAAATATGCTCGTCTTGTTGTCTCACTTAAAGATGGTGATTGTGACCATTTTACTTTAAACCTATATTTACCCTTTGTTGGGATACCCTTTTCAGGGTCATTAGACAACACCTGTTCACCAAACTCATTAGTAACGTAATAATCCAAATTCATTGGTACATCGATTAACCACGTACCATTTTCATCAATTACTTTACCACCACCTTCTAAACTAAAATTTTCAAGAATAGGGTATCCGTTAGAATCTTGTTGTATTGTTTGTCTAATAGATAATATTTCACCAGGACCTGCCGTTAAATTACATAAATGACCTGAAGTACTTGGTGGTCTACAACCTGTTGAGAGAGCACTACTATTTGGCCCTGATATAATAGAACCCATAAAAATAGATGTTGGTCTAATATCAATATTAGCCTCACCACTTAAATCAAAATCAGTTCTTGTTATACCTAAATTACAAATCTCGGGTTGTCCCCACAATGGTTCCACCTCAATACTTCGATTAAGTGAGACAATTTGTGGTAATTCCCTTAAATTATTTGATGATTTAAAATTTGTTCCGGATACTTGAGATTCCGTAGCAATACCCATTCTAATCAAATCTTGAGGTGATAATGAAAATTCACCAATATCCGATAAGTCAACATCTAAAACAATTAGATGAGAACCAACAGGAACACCAAAAATCATATAATCACCACTCTCGTTTGTAACCGCATTATATTTATAATACTTGTCATAAACTTCAATTAAAGTTGGATTAGTTAAAACATCCGTTCTATTGAAAAATGTCCCGGTTGGTATGTGAGCACTATATGATTTAACATAAGGAAGTAAGTTATATCTATACCCATCTTCATTAACATCCGACAATGATTTGTATGGGTATAATTCAGAAATAATAGGATTGGTTTGGTCTTTACTATCTATTGGTATAAAGATAGAAACTTTTGCGTTCGGAACCCCAAATCCATTATTAACACTAACACGTCCAACAATAACACCATAATCGGCACATTGTCTGGTATAAATGTCGGTTTGTAATATTTTTAAGGATAATATTTCCAAATGTTCGAACTCTTGGTCTATTAATACTTTAATTGAGGTATCAACACCAACCTTTGTTCTTATTCTATAAGATTTTGACATTTTTATCTTTTTTAATAAATAGTTTATATACTATTTTTAAAAGATAAAACATTTTTTTTCAAAATAAATTATGGTTTAAACATATATAGATTAAACCCCTCTTTAATTTATTAAGAAAAATTAACAGTTTTTAAATTTTTAACTCTAATGTTAATATCTTTATTCGGATATTTTATTTGATAAGTTTGGTTTGGTTCCGCAAAGATAGTATCATCAATTAACCCAATCTGATAAGTTGTACTATCAATGTATCGTTGGGATGTTTGTGATGATGAATATTGACCCCCAACTTTATTAAAGACCTGAATGTCAGACAATGAGATTACCCCGTTTTCACTCTGTATTAATCTTCTTAATTCAGAGATATTAACATTTTCACCCATTTGTCTATTTTCCGGATTAAAATATTCCGAAACAATTGTTATAATTTGAGAAATAACTGTTCCTTGGTTTTGTGTGTTGTCTAATACAACATCAATATTAAACCCTAAATCAATAACGTTAGCACTTTGTATTGACACATAATCATTTATCATACGATAGTTTGATAAATAATTTGCAACATTATTTTTTAAAGTATTTGAGATTACCTCCGTAAGTCTACCTGTTTCATCATATGATAACATTTGAACAATAATTTTATTATTATTTTCCGTTATAGATACTTTCGCTGGAGCTCCAAATTGAGACGGCATTGTTCGGATTATTGAATCGTAATCATTTACTGTTACCGCTCTTTTTTGAGCTGAGAAGTTATATGAAACTAAATTTCTGACCTCTTCAGTTGTTGGGTAATTTGCCCCACCAATCGCTGCCGTTACGTTTGTACATCTTAATGAATTTATCACAGTTGTATTAATACTATCTGACGGACCATTTACAAAGAATGATACAGTACCTATTTGAGTAATTGAGTTTACACCAATATTGCAACCAACACCACCACCAACTCTATATTGCACGAATAGTGTTGTATTAGGTTTTAAAGTACTACCTAACGCTAAGTTATTGGAATACTTGTATAGGTTTAATCGATACCCATCTCTAGCAAACTCTCTTAACTGTTCGTCCGCTGATTGTGAACCACCTCCAAAAGTAATTTTTAAAAACCCTTCAGGAGTAAATTCACTAATAAATTTTGTACTTGTTTGAATATATTTCCCCACTTTAATCCCCGGAGAATCTGACACTTTTGTTGGGTCTTCAACAAACACTCTATCTTCCGCTAAAGCGTCCACTTCATACCATCTATTGTCTAAACCTAAAAATTCTTGAACTGACGGTATATTAGTATACTGAGTACTATCCTTTAATAAAACACTCGTTATCCCCAATACATTCTTGTCCGGTAAGAATAATTCATAAAAAGGTTTAACATCATTTGGTGTTATCACTTTTTTAAACACTTTTGTAGTTCCATTAACAACAGTTTCTCGTTTAGTGATTGTATAGTTTAATAATTTATTGTTTGAATCAAAATTAGGTATTTTTAATCTATTTGGGAACCCTTCACCATTAATAGGTGATGAGAAGTCAATATCATAAACAGTTTCAAATACTTGTCCCGCACCGTTAACTTGAGAACCTCTTCTTAGAATACCACAATATCTCAGGTCTTCTTTATCCCCATATGCCGGAACTGTAATTGAAAAATCAACTAAAGCAACTGATGGTCTCATACCCGGAACTTTTAATCCATAGGTTTTTGCTATGTTGAAAACTGACGACCTTTGTTGAGCATATTGAAGAACTGTCTCTTGAACACTTCTATCAATATTAAATTGTAAGTTATCTGTAACCGCAGCGTTTAAATCTAATAACACAGAAAAAACAGACGCGTCGTTAAAGTTTTGAATCGTGTCCGGATAATACGTTTTAGTGAAGTTAATTAACTCCGTTCTAATTGATTGGAAATCCCTTGTTGTGTAGGAAATTTTCTTGTTTGCCATAATTTTATATATTAATAATTACAAAGTCACTACTATTAAACACATCATTGTTGATAGTGTAATCAATCTTAACTTTCGCTGTATGTTCTTTATTTGACATATTTGGTACCCGATATATTCTCTCATCATTGTCGTTAATATAACTACCTTTATCTTCATCACCATCCGAAGCGGCTTGAATACCAATATTAGTTATTGTTATTCCCGGTAAATAGTTCCCCGCGGACTCTCGTATTTCAGATTCTATTTCTGAAAATGTTGGACCATCTAATGGTTCAAAAATAAATTCATATAATCTTGTTCCAAAATCCGGTAAATAATACCTACTACCTTTTCTAGTTAATAAAAGGTGTATTAAGTTAGACCTAATCTCTTGGTCATTATAATCTGATAAATCTAAGTATTTTCCATCAAAAGATTCTCTGAAAGGAAAAGTTAAACCATATGTTGTTCCATCTGCCATAACTATAAATATAGTGTCGTAATTATTTCTTATAAATAGAGTAAAATAAAAAATCACGACCGAAGTCGTGATTAATCTTATAATTATTTTAATTCAACTAAGAACCACATCCAAAACATTCAAATTCTGAATCTGTCGGTTTTGAAGTCATCTCAACCTTTGGTTTGTCAATAATTCTTGGTTGTTGTACTTTTGTAATATCAACCGCTAAATGTTTAGCTCCGGTCGATATCGCTTTTGTTCTAACATAATAACAAAGAGTTTTCAATCCTTTACCCCAAGAATGGAAGTGTGATGATGAAATTTTTGATAATGTTGGGTCAGACATATAAATATTCATTGACTGTGATTGGTCTATAAATGGTGCTCTGTCTGCTGCCATATCAATAAGTTCTCTTTGAGATATCTCCCAAATTGTTTTGTATTTCGGAATTAAGTGTTCAATTCGTTTTACCTTCTTATTGTAATTCTTATCTTCCGGGTCTAAGTAATGGTTGAAGTTGATGTTTTGAATTGACCCTTCATTCATAATGATTTCATTTTTCAAATCCTCACACCAAACACCCAACTTTTCAAAATCGTTAATTAAGTATTTGTTAACAATTAAAATTTCTCCCCCAACAACACGACGATTAAATAATGCCGAGTGAGCCGGTTCTGTCATTTCAAATGAACCTGTAATTTTAGCAGACGATGCTACCGGCATTTGAGCGGTGAATAACGAGTTACAAACCCCGTGGTTGGACACTTCTAATTTTAGGTTATCCCAATCCCACATTCCACCTAAACCTTCGTAATCTAATCCCCACATATCAAATTGGAATATACCTTTTGACATTGGTGAACCCTCAAAATATTCATATCGTTCATATTCACCTGTTTTACATAGATTCATACTTTCGGTGATGGCCGCAAAATAGATTGTTTCAAAAATTTCTTTGTTTAAGTTTTTTGCCTCTTCCGATGTGAAAATGTAGTCCATTAGATAAAATACATCAGCGAGACCTTGAGTTCCAATAGCAATCGCTCTTTGTTCTAACCCACCTTTTCTACCTTGTTCAGTTGAATAACTATTAATATTAACAACTTTGTTAAGTGCTCTAACAACCTTTCTAACCTCACTATAAAGTAATTTGAAATCAAACTCCCCTTTAATGATAAAGTTTTTCAAAACCATAGATGATAACGTACAGATTGCTGTAGTGTCCTCATCAGTATATTGGTAAATCTCATTACATAGATTAGATTGTTTAATCACTCCAATGTTTTGATGATTTGTTTTTCTGTTGGCACTATCTTTAGAACATAAGTAAGGAACTCCGGTTTCAACCTGAGATTCAATAATTTTATTCCAAATTGTCTGAGCTTTCACTTTTTTACCAAGTCCGAGTTCAACCGCTTTATTGTAATTTTCTTCATATACATCACCATAAGTATCCTGTAATGGTTGAATCCCCGCTTTAACAATGTCGTTAGGACAGAACAAATACCAGTCACCATTATTCTTAACGGCATTCATAAAGTTGTCCGGTAACCAAATTGAGGTAAACAAATCTTTTGCTCTTAATTCCTCAGCACCCGTATTCTTTTTGATTTCAAGTAAATCCATAATGTCTTTATGCCAAGGTTCTATGTAGATAGCAGCACTACCCGGTCTTCTTCCTTGTTGATTAAAGAATCTCAACCCTTCATTAACAATCTTTAGGTATTTCAATAAACCACCGGCAAATCCACCTGATGAGTTAATACGACTCTCTTTACTACGAATGTTAGACATACATAATCCAATACCAGCAGCATCCGAAGAATATGTTGAAATGTCGTTAAAGGTATCTAACAAACCTTGTCTTGAATCTCCATTATTGTATTTTAACACACAAGACGCTAATTGAGGTGTTTTAGTCCCCGCATTAATCATAATTGGTGTTGCCGGAGAGATAAGTTGATTAGACAATGAGTTATAATACTCAACTGCTTCTTCAAATGATTTAGTCACCCATAGAGCAACTCTCATATACATATGTTGTGGTCGTTCAATTACAACACCTTCCGGAGTTTTTAACAAATACATTTCTGATAGTGATTTCCACGCAAAATAATCAAAATTGTAATCATTCTCGTGATTTATTACGGCATCAATATTTTCAGAACCATAATCATCAATAGTATCCATTAAAATATCATTAATTATACCATCTTGGTATAATCGATACATTGTGTTTGAAAAACTATCATCAGTCTCTTTATGATACGCAGAAATAGCAACAGAAGACGCCAATCTCGAATAATCGTGATGACTTCCGGTATAAGCAGCAGCAATCTCGTAAACCAATTTATCCAACTCTTTAGTCGTAATAACACCTTCAGTCGGAACCGAAGTAATTACCTTAATGAATACCTCATCAGCATTCACATTCATACCCTTAGCAGCTCTTTTTACTCTACTGTATATTTTTTGGGGGTTAAACGATACTTCGTCACCCCCTCTTTTTTTAATTTTTAGTGACATCATATTAAAAATCCTCTGTAAATGTTAATGACTCACCTAATTTTGCTTTTTGGTATTCTAAAGTTCTACCTTCAAAAAAGTTTCCTTTTGTTTCAACAGCAATTTGTTCCATAAATTTAAATGGTTGTTCCACGTTAAAATGTTTTTTACAACCAAATTTAACTAGTAATCCGTCAGTTACAAATTCAAGATATTGTTTCATCAAGTTTGAGTTCATACCTATTAAAGATACTGGTAATGACTCAGTAATAAACTCTTTTTCAATCTCTAAAGCGGACAATAATATCTCTTTAATTCTTTTCTCTGTTGGTTTGTTCTCCACATGGTTGTTAATCAAATGGATAGCGAAATCACAGTGTAAGTTTTCATCTTTGAATATTAATGAATTAGCACTACATAATCCTGGCATAATTCCTCTTGATTTCATCCAAAAAATTGAACAAAATGACCCTGAGAAGAAGATACCTTCAACCGCAGCGAATGCGACCAATCTTTCTTGAAACGAAGCGTTCTCAATCCAATCAAGAGCCCATTTAGCTTTCTTTTGAACCGCAGGTAATCTATCAATTGCGTGGAAACATTCGTCTTTCTCAGTGTCATCCGATACATAAGTGTCAATCAATAATGAATACATTAATGAGTGAATATTCTCCATCATAATTTGGAATCCGTAAAAGAACTTTGCCTCAGCATATTGTACTTCTTTTAGGAAATTCTCAGCCAAGTTTTCATTTACAATACCATCAGATGCCGCAAAGAATGCTAATATATTTTTAAGAAAATATCTTTCATTATCTGATAGGTTTTCCCAATCTCTAATATCGTTAGATAAATCCACTTCTTCTGCTGTCCAAAACGCAGCTTGATGTTGTTTGTAAAACTCCCATATATCATTATGTTCTATGGGAAAAATAACAAATCGGTCGTTATTTGGTTCTAATATTTTTTCTTTCATTTTAATTAATTTTGTTGTTGATTTTTTTCTTTTCTCTTGTCTAACAAGTCCTTTATTCTCTGTCTATTTCTTTCTTCGGTTTGTTCTTCTAATCCTAAAAAGGTTACCGAACTTTCAGTATCAATCTCTAACATACCGTTATCAAATTTACAGTTCTCAAATACAACCCCGTCATCACCAATACGTGATTTAGTAATAGCAATCGTCGCTAGTTTCATTTCTTTTTGTTGTAGAGATTTTGCCACGGAAATAATTACGTGTCCAACCTGAGCTTTTTTAATAGACCCACCCATTTGGTCGGTTGTTACAACATCTGACGATATTGAACTTCTATTACCCTGAGTTGCCGTCCACCCAACTAAGTCAAGTTCGTGACACATAGATTCAAAACCTCTCATCACTGACCCTTCAGATTTCCATTCATCCCCCAAGTTTTTATCCGGAACCACACAGTCAATGTAGTCCAATAATACCATATCAACTTTGATTCCTTCCGAAATCATTTTTCTGATTTGGTTTTTAATCTGCATCATCGTTACAGTATCAGATGGAAGTTTTTTAAGTATCAATTCATTAGGCATTTTCTCCTTAACTTCTTTAACTTTAACCATTACCTCATCTTTTCTTATCGACAATTCGTCCGGGTGAATTTTTGTCCATAATGTAATGTGTTTACGTTGGATAATCTTTGGGTTATCCTCAAAGAATATTTGTAAAACATTATATCCCAAATTAAATGCGTGATTTGAGATTTTTGTAAGTAAAGTTGATTTACCTACACCTGTTGGTGCTAAAATAACACCGATTTCACCTTTTGCCAACCCTCCTTTTAAGAGTCTATCTATCCCCGGAATACCCATAGGTATCGGATGACGATAATCCTCATTTAGAACATCATCTAAGTTACTAAAAACACTTTCCGTTCCCTTGTCGTGTTCCCCAACTTGTAATGCCTTACTAACCATTTCCTCTAATGTGTCGTAACTCTCAAACTCACCGGTATCAATGATTTTTTGAGCTTTAACCATTACTTTCTGTAACTCCTGTTGTTTACAGAATTTCATAGATTTTTCTTGTACAAATTCAGCCCCTTCAAGTGTAGATTCCTTAACTTTTATAAGGGTGTCAATAATGATTTTTGACGCTAGAGGTTGTTGTATCTCAGATTTTGTAATTTGTTCTAATGTGTCAAAGGTTGGTGTGTGTTCGTATTTTGTATAATACTCTTTAATCATTTGAATAATTAATTTGAAGTATTTATTCTCAAAATAACTTGTTTCAATCACATCTATAATTGACCTTGAAAAGTCTTTGTCGATGATGATTTGGTTTAATAATTGTATCTGAAAGGTACTCCCCAAATACTCAAAATTTTTGTTTGACGCCATATATTTTTCTTTTAGTGTATTAATAAATACTATACACTTAGGTTAACTTCTAAATATTTTTTTGTTAAATCTTTTGATGAAAAGATGTCAGTTAAGTTCATCAATAGGTTTTTTAGGTGTGGGCGTACATCCACGGTATATCTTATCTTTGGGGGGTATACTTTAGCGTCTATCTGTCTATGACAAATTGTCACATCGTTTTGTTTAATGAAGATATTAAAGTACTCCGGACCGTCAATATAAGACGTATCTAAAATAGCCGGATTGTTAATAATTTCGTACATATTATCCGACATATATGTTACGGTTTTTAATTTTAATTGTGTTTGAATATCATCCTTAAAATCAAGGAGTAATCCATAAAGCTCTAATGAGTTTTTTGCCCCATTATTAAACTCTCTCACATTAAAAAATCTCTGCACAATGATGTTGTCATTTACCATCATTAAGAATTCTAGTTTTACCGAATCTTGGTCTTTCATAGTTTTAATTGTTTTTGTAATTTCTTTTTTCTTTTCTTGTTAATTTCATAAAGGGTCTAACAAAATTAACCCACGCATCATCCACTTTTGGTAGATATTTGAAGAATCCGTCCTCCATCATCATCTTTATAAGATTTCTATAACCCCTTCCATCAGGGTCTAATGTTTCCTTATAATACAATTCAACGAGTTTCTTACCTTCATCGGTTATAAGAGGATTTGATAAATCAACGATTTTTTTGTTAACCTCAAAAAACTCATCCCCGTATACTCCGGTTTTTGTTTTACCTGATAATAGATTCTGTAACGTTTTATTAGTTTTATTTTCTTTTAGTAAGATTTCCGCCTTTTCTAAAATATCGGAAACAGAAACCGTTTTTTCAAGTAGTTCAGGGAAAAACTTTATAAGAGTTTTTTCCCCTAAACCTGAAATACCGTCAATATTGTCCGATTTATCACCAGACAGAATCTTATAGGTACGAACATTTTGGTGCGGAAAATAATAATATTCCAACATCACCTTGTCTCCATTTCTGAATGTTTGTTTTGTTTTTGGATAATACACCGATACTTTATCGGATATTAGTTGTAGAAGGTCTTTATCCCCTGAGAATATGGTTTTTTGTTCGTTTTCCGAGATTTGGCAGTAATAGGCAATCAAATCGTCCGCCTCGTTTTTTTCAATGTTTATTTGTCTTATATAACACTCTTCCAAATATTCCTTAATCCTCTCTTTTTGCTCTTCAAAAGATTGGTCTTTGAAATCATCGGTAATTCTTCTCTTTTCTTTATATTGGGGATATAATGTTTTTCGGGTTAGGGAATTATTATCTCCATCCCACATAACGACAACCTTGTCGTAATTTTCTTCGTCTATAAGTCTACGAAGGGTATTCACAAAGTGCCATACGGCACCTATGTGTTTACCTTTATTAAAAAAATCTTTAACCCCGTGGAATCCAATTTTTGTTAAATTGTTTCCGTCAACCAAAAGTGTTTTAGTCACTTGTTTTGTCTGTATTCGTTAGTACTAGTCTTCGTCTTCTTCTGTTTTTGTCACAATATCTTTAAAAACAATATCACCATCTCCGGATAGAATTTTATTCCAAAATTCTGAATATTCTTTTTTGTATTTGTCTAAAGCCACTTTGTCGTCTTTAATATACCCTTGTGGTACCGCAATGATTTTACCATCTTTAAATGAAATACCATTAACGTGGTTTTTCAATACAGATATTTTAGTTCTTGTCGCATAAGCCACAGTTCTACCATTTTTAGTCGCAGTAATGTGGTTAATACCCGCTTTCTTCTGATTACCAAATAAAAATACCAAACTTGACGCCAACCATAATGCCTCACCACCTTTAGCTTTAATCTCAGGTTGTCCAAATGGATTATCCGGAAGGTCCACCCAAGGTTGATTGATTACAACCATAGTTGCGTAATACGGAACACTTTCTTTTTTGGTTTTAGAAATTCTTGAGTGAATCCCCATTCCAATTGTATCAGCCAATGCAGCAGCGTTGTGCATTTTACCACCTTTACCTTCGTAAGTCATCTTACAAGGAATAGAACCAACTGAATCCCAACAGAATAAAATGTTATAAGGAATATCTCCACTTTCTTGAGCATCCAATATATCATTAATATAGTCAGTTAATTGTTCAATATAATCAAAACTATCATTAAAAATAAAATGACCATCCCAATTACCATCCTCGTCTTGTTCCGCCTGTAATCCTAACTCAACAGCGTGTTTCCAACTCCATTTTTTTTCTGTGATAATTAAAATAGGTAAGTCACCTCTTCTTTGAGCGTCTGCCGCTGCCAAAATCATTGCTGTTGTTTTTGATGAGTTTGAATGTCCCAAAAACATATTGATTCCACCCATAACAGGTCCCGGTAATCCACAAGCCTCCATAAACGCTTCACCACAATTATAATAACTTTCGTCTTTATATTTTGTTTTGGTTGAATACTTGCTTTTAATATCCTCCATAGAGAATTTATTCTTTTTTATTGCCATTTTTAATTATTTGATTTAAGTAACTGATATGTTTTTCTTTTGTATCCAATAGTTCACCATCAATTGTGTTATATTTCATAAGTTCAGGATTATAAATCATTAATCTATGTAATAAATTATGGTCTTTAATATTTAACTCTATTATATCTAACCAATCTTCTCGATTATAAGACCAATGATGTAAATGAATACCTTTTATTTTAGTTAAGAAAATTTCAGTATATTTAGCCGCTAAATATTTTTCAGGATATTTTTGTCTATAGTTTTTTATATATTCTCTTTTTTTCTCTGTCGTGGGACGCTTTTCCTTATAATTTAACCTATGATATTTTTCTCTATGTCGTTCTTTTTCTTTTTTAACCCATTCGGAGTCGTTTATTAATTCGGACTCTCTTTTCCTGACATCAATCTTAGTACATTTTTTACATTTATTCAAATGTCCGTCAGTCATTTGGTTATGTTTATAAAACTCACATAAGGGTAGGTTTTGATTACATTTAAAACATTTTTTAATAACATTTTCCTCCATAATAATTTCTTTTATATATAAATATATCAAGTTTGTTAAAAAGGTAGGAAAATGTTATTTATTTACCATTTTAAAACGGCATATCTGAATCTTCTTCAGAGTCAGCTTGTGGGTCAATCGGAGCAGACGGTTTAGAACCACCAAATGAAGTTTCATCTGAAGATGAATCACCATAATCGTAACCCCCCTTGTCAGAGTTCCATTTTGGTGTTTCACCTCTTGCAATTGCCTCTAAGTACTCAACAGGTTTTTTAGAGTAAACATCTTCCCAAGTTAACTCATCGTTAACCCAACTTTCAGCAAGTTTTGTGTCTTCGTGAATTGGTGCCGCATCATCGTACATAACTGTCTGAATCACCGTGTAAACAGCTCCTTTTGGAGTTTTAGCTTTGGTTAATTCTAAGATAAGGTCTCTACCTTTTTCAGGGTCAGCAATATCTCCTTTGTTTCTGTAGATAGGGATGATTTTGTCATAGATACCCTCATTTTTGTAGTTAGATTTGAATCTCCAAAATTTAACACCATCTTCTTCGTTATCTCTATCAATAACTTTAACAATGTAGAATTTACGTGATAAGTAATTAGACGACAATTTTTTGTCATTTTCATTACCTGTTGAGCGGAGTTCTTCGTAAACCTCTGTTAAAGGTGAACGTTCATTGTCGTTTTTTCCCGGGTCATAAAATTTTTGGAATTTCCCATCAACCTGAATCTCGTGGTACCAAACTTCCTTAAATGGTGAAGAACCATCTGTTGTTGGTAAGATTCTTAATCTTCTTTGGCCTTGAGTTTCCTTATCTTGAAGGATTGCCGCAAAGTATTTTTTCATTCTTTCTTCTTGTGTGAATTTTGAGGTAGAAGAAGTACTACCTTGTTTTGCTTTCTCGTATTGAGCCAAAACTGCGTCTAATGAATTTGTCGCCATAGTTTTTAAAATATTTAAAGGTTTATAAAAGTATAAGTGTCAGCCGTGGGTTTGTCAAATTGTTTTGTAAAAAAAAAGGGTCCTAAGACCCTTTTAATTATCTTACTTGTTGGAATTTTGATGAAGAATCGTCAAAATCTCTAAATGTTTTTTTAATTTCATTTGGTGAATAATCTTGAACCTCATCTTGAGTTAAAACATATTCATTTTTTCCTGATTTTTCCATATCCTCTTCTTTGTCATTAAAGAATTGACTTAATTTTTGATTGAATGGTCCTGAATCTAATGTTCTTAATTCTAATTTTTCTTGAGGAGTTTTTTCTCTATATTTTTCAATTTTCATTTCTAAGTCATTTAACTTAGACATAATACCATCCATTTCACCTAACTTAGACTCTAAGTTATCTAAATGTTGGAATAAGTTATCAAAATATTCCTCTTGTTTTTGTTCAACTTTTTTCTGAGATTTTACTAAATCAGTAATATCCATTTCTTCAGTTTTACCTGTATCACCCTCACCATCAACTTTTTCAACATCAGGGTCTGTCGCTAAATCCACAGGTTGTGGACCTGCAGGTGCCTCCGGAGATGGTGATACCATATTTGGGTCAACAGGTGCCGGAGCTCCTCCTGCCGGTGGTGGAGGTAATGTAGCGTCTTGCTCTACAATATAATTATTAATTGAATTATATCTAGCAATTTCTTCTAAAATCCTATTGTCTATTTTTTTCATTTTATCCGTTTAATAATTGTTTTACACCAGTTGTTGTTTCAACTTGAATTCGTCTATTTTGATTCATTGTATTGTCAACTCTCTCAATTAAACCATCTTTCATTCTAATTGTATAACAATCTCCTGATTCTAAATCACAAACTTGTTTTGAACCGTTACCCATATCTTTTTCAGTTGTACGGGTTTTTTTACCTAAGTAATTTTCTAATAATGATTTTGTATCCATAATCTTTTTTATATATAAATATCTGTTTATTTGTAAATGTTACTGATTAAATGGTGAACTACGTATTTCAAACTTATCCCAATTTTGTGGTTTGTTTGGATAATACTCTTGAACCATAGTATATAACCCCGAAGCTTTACCATTAACAGTACACTTTAAAGGTCCCGAACCACCTGAACAACCAAAACCAATTGATTCATTATTAGCGTTTAAGAATGTTGTTGAACCTAGCTTATCAAAGGTAAAATTAGGGTCTTCAATTTTTAATACAATATATTTACCATTAGATTGTAGAATATTACGATAACTATAATCATTTCCTTGTAAATCCGTAAACACACCTAAATTAATTATTTTAAGATATGGTGGTGGAGATGGAACATTTACCGGTGGTGGAGTATTTGTATAATTACCTGATATTGGGTTAAATTTTTGTATAGATTCTTGTACTTGACTTTCCATAGTTTTAATGTCCGCTGAATTCATTGTTGTGTAAACAGAATTATCACTTATTTTTGCATCACCATTTAATATAATAAATTTAGTAATATCTGTTGCGGATATACTCTTAATATCACCAACTCTTTTTTCATATCTAGAAATTAAAAAATCAACATTCTGACTTAAACTATCAAATGTAATATACGGAGTGTTTGAATTACCACAATAATATTTTTTAGTCGTAAAGAAAGGTTCTACAGATGGTCCCCAATCTTGTAATAAATCCACACTACTATAATTATTAAATTGAGATTGTAACAAACCACTTTGAGATGACCTTAAATACATTGTAGCAAAAACAGCATATCTTAATTGTTCAGGTCTATCCTTAGTTTTTTCGGATATTAAATCAACAACTTCTTTATAAGTCGCACTAGTACTTAAAGTATTGTCTGTAATCGTAAATTTATCATACTTATTATTTTTAACATCAGGTTCTCTACTCGGAGGACATTTTGAACTATTACTTTGAGTTGTCGCATCTTGTTTAGTATTTTTATCAACTTTCTCATTAGTTTGTTTTTTAATATCAGTATTAGTTGTCGACGCAATCGCGGCCTTTTCTTTTTCCTGTTTATTTTTCTTATTTTCATCAATTATTGATTGCAATAATGTTGTCTTAAGAGATTGAATATAATTATCAACCTTAGGTAAAGACGCTGTTGGTTGTCTAATACCTTCAAACACTGTTTCAAAGTGTCCGGGAGTAATTGTATGATTAACTTTTTGTATCATATATGGACCACTAAACATTGGGACATATCTTAAATTAAAATACATCGTAGGTTGTATCATAGCATTACCCATCATAGTTACCGTACAAGAATAACTTCTATTTTTGTATAAATTATACAAGGATGTGTTTTGAGTTGCACCACCTCTATTATTTGATTGGTTCGCCATTTGATTCAATACTTCTAATGATTCCGCAGTAGCTAACCCCGGATTTTGAGAAATATTAAACCCTTGGAATATTGACTGATTTTGAGGACCAAAATCCACATTAAACCCGACAACCTTATTTGATTTATCCCAATCATTTTTTCCTATTTGATTTTCAACTAATGGATTATCCACACGTCTTAAATCAAACGCATCGTTTCTATAACGGTAATCAACATTCTCTTTTAAATCTAATTGTTCACTTGGTTTACCCGCGTAAAAACAAACCATCTTAGCGGAAGAATTTCGATAATCAACATTCATAAATGTCCCAAATAAAGTATTTGCAAACTCTAAAGTTCCTTCAGGTTTTGGTATTGGATTCTTAACCGCGTCTTGAACATTATAAAAATTAACATATGATGGAATATTCATAACCACAAAGTTATTTCTAACTAATATAGTTTGGATATACGTTAACATTGTTGATGCAACATTAATTTCTTTTAAATCATCCTTTAATTTTTGAACATCCACTAAAACCAAATTACCAACATCTCTACTCGCCCTATCTAACAATAAAACATCTTCAAATAATGTTTTTTCTTTAAAATCGGTTCCGGAAATCCACTTATCGTTTGTTGCTTTAAACGATTCCCATAATTCAAGTTTAGTTTGTTTACTTTCCAATACCGTCTCAGGTTTAGTTTGTGGAGTAAAATTAACGTTTGGTAATGATTTTTGTAATTTATTCATAAGATTATTAATAATCCTATCATTAAATGAATCCAAATTATTTAAATAACCATCCATTAATTTAACAAATTTTTCATAATTTAAAGTGTTGTCCTTTAATTTTTGAGTCGCGTATATTTTAATAATTGGTGCTAATTTTTCAATATTGTAAACATCAAACGCCACATTACAATCTATAAAAAAATCTGTAATATATGAACCACCATCTTTATATGTTAATTGAGGTATCTCAGAAAACCCAACGTATGTCTCTAAAGCCGCCCATTCTAATGGGTTAGTATTAATAGAATTGTTTAACGTTGTTTCCGTAGGTAACGAATTTGGTGTAACATATCTATAATAATCCCAAGTAATCGGAGTTTCAATTCTATGATTAGTTGAAAACGTATAAAACAATTGTTTGTTAAATGACGATGGATTACCTAATTTAAAATAAACATCATAATTTAAAAATTGAGAAATTATGTTTGAAATATTTGTTAACTGTTTATCTTGAACATTTTCCACCCATTCCACATTATTTGTTGATGTATTTGGAATTTTCATCATATTTCTCATTAATGATTGAAAATTTTTAAAAGATTTTTGTGTTTCAGTATCTGTTGAGTTTTTATCTGTCTCATAATCATAGATAGATATTGAGAAATTTAAAAACTCTTTTTCAAAGTTATCTAAAGCATCTCTATCAAAAACTGAAAAAATTTCACTAATTTTTGTATAGTCCTTACTAACCCCATTGATTGAGAAATTCTCTTGGGCACTTTGTCCTGAAAAGATTTGCTTTAGATAGTGAATAGGTTCCGGTTTTATAACTTTACTATTATCAAAATACCCATAATTAGGTGATGCCCAAAATAATCTAACAGAACCATCATACATTGCGGTATTACCGGTGACTTGATAAACTAAATTATCTGACGTATCAAAACACTCATTTTTAGTTTGGTTAATCAATCCTCCGTGAGAAGGTAGAACATAGATATATTGCCCATAATCAGCAACAATAGACACAGACCAAGGAATTACTGAAATAGTTCTACTATTACCGGTTGTAACCCCATCTACATTATTTATAACCGCCTCAGGAACATAATTTAACAATATACCTTCATTAAACCCATTTTGAATATCAGAACTAGTGTAACCTGTATAAACATTATACCCTTGATAAAAAACATTAAAATCATTAATTAATTTAGGATAAAACCCTGTATTAATTATTGTTTGGGTGTTATTACTACCAAGAGGTATTGTCGGTATTAAACTAGTGGTTTCCAACACCATAGTAGTTGCCGATACTTGTCCGGGTATTGTAAAATTATAAACTGTTGACGCACTATTATTAAGTGGGTCATAATTTTTCACCGCATCAAAAGTTTTCCAACAATTATCTAAAATATCAACATTAGTATTAACATATTTTTTATAACGATGCCAAATAGAACCTATTTTTAATACCCAAGCATACGGAACTTTATGAACCGCAGCAAATTTCTTCATAGACGCAAATATATAATCTAAACTCTCATCAGAATAAACTGATTCATTACCTGTGTAATTTTTATATTTTTCTCTTAATGTTGATAAAGGTAAACTATTAATAAACAAGTAGGAAGCACTAACATAAGGATTAGTTCCACCATTTTTACTATTTTCAACACCTTCTTGAATTGCGTTTATAAAATATGGTGTGTTAAAAATTGATGTAGTTTGATAACTACTAACAAGACCATTATAATTTAAATATTTTACATCCCCTTCCGTTGGTAATTGATTGGTATATGTTCTAGTACTATAAAAATTACGTAAGTTGTCATCAATAATTGTTGGCATCACAACATTTTTATATACAAAATTAGTTATAGGTTTTTTAATATCTACTGATTGGGTATCACTAAAATTTGAAACAATTTTTTTGTTAGGGTTGTAAATTAAAGTTTTTGTTGTATTAAAAGCCAACAATTCATCCGTTGAGTTACCGTTGGCCAAATTACCTTTTATCCAAGTTTTATCTGTAAATGGATAAATGTCCGCAAAGTCATATTTATTAGATGTCGTAGAATTTGAAATATAATCCGCAATATCTTTTTCATTACTTAGAGACACTAATGGTTGTGATTTTGAATCGTTTATCTCATCATATGTTTTAAACGAGAAAGACGCATTTTCAACAATATTTTTTATATACCCCGTATTAAAAATTCCTCGGATATAATTTTGCCAACTAACCGATACCCCCTCATTTGATATGTGTTTTAAAACATTTTCAAAATTAGATGCGTTAAGGTTATATTCTTTTAAAGTTTTAATTAATTCAACATCACTATTATCAGAAACACTCTTTGATATATTAATGTTTTCTCCCTCACCAATAACATTTGAAACTTTATCAGCATCTGATGTTAAATTATTACTTCTATCTAATTTAGAGTAGTGAGATGTTAATAACGCTCTTTCATAAATTTCATAAATAAATTTACTAACAACTTTATTTTGGTAAACCTCATCACTTATTGGAAACTCAATCGCACCTAACGAAATTCTATTTATATCTTTTGTATCATTAGAAGTTTTAGTCGGAGGTGGTGGAGGTGGTGTTTTTTGAGTCATACCCTTAATAAATTCTTCAACAAATTCTATTTCAGGCCAAACATCATATAAATAACCTTTGGTCTCTCCAATAATATCACTATCACCAGGGTATCTTAATTCATATTTTTCCTGACCTTTTTCTCCGGTAGTTTGTTTAATAACTTGAGGCCAAGGATAAACAGGTTGATTTTTATCATCACCCGAACTCTTATTATCCGCACTTGCGTTTGCAATTTGTTTGTCAAAAATAACACCTTTTCTAATTTTAGAATCTCTTTGTGCCCACGCTGTTGTGTGAACATCATCCATTAAACGTAAGAACGCCTCACCATTTGCAAAAATAACCGCCAACACATTTCTAATCGTCGGTACAAACCCAATACCATTGTCCTTATTCTCCAATAATTCAGCAAGTGCTTGAGTTAACGCCTCTTCAACCAATCCTCGATTGGTTGTTAAATCTTTATTCATTTTTTCAGTTAAATCAATAAAAGACCCAGTTCCTTCAAATACAAAGTAATTTTGAATAACTTGGTTTGCACCATTTTTAAGAATTATAGTTGTATTATTAAATTTATTCGCGGTTTGTAATTCCTCCTGAAATTTTGTTAAATCTTCAGGTGTTGGTTGATTATTTTTTCTTTGTAATTTATAAGTTTCAGTTAAATTAATATCGTTAGAGTTAATATCTATTGTAAAAACACCTTTTGTTTCGTATTTAACACTATTAGGAATAGAACATTTTGTTACTTTCCCGTTGATTGTATAACTACCTTTACCGTTCACATTACCACAAGTAACATTTTCATTAAGTAGTTTGTTATACTTTTCAATCAACCCTTTTAATTTTGAAATTGCCTCACTTTTCTTTTGTTCATCTAAGTTTTTCTTGAAGGTATAAACTTTTGTTGATAATTTATTTAAAATATAATAATTCTCTGTATCCATAAACTCATTAAACCACGAAGTTTTTACATTATAAAACACTTCTTTTTGATAGTCCCTTAATTGAGTTGCGTAAGTATCCAAATTGGTTAATGGGTCTAAGTTTTGTTTTGTAAACGAATCAAGAACATTTTTGATAAAGTTTTCAATTCTATCCTTCATTTGCATTAATGTGATTTCAGGAAAATCATTAGGTATTAAACCTTTTGATTTATATTCACTATACATTTCTCTAACTTTTTGATAACCTCTTTCAACAACAACTTCATCAGTTTTAGTAGTTTTTGATGGACCACCACTAGTTCTACTAATATTAAATCTTGATTGATACATATGTGGTGTTGCTAAAAGAGCGCCCATAGTTATATCGCTCAAAACAGTATATTTATAGGTATAAAACTTTAAAGCAACTGTAAAATTAGCGGTGTTAGAATCATATGTTGTTGTGAAATTTTGTAACATTAACCCCAACCTAACCGCTTTACCAAAATACCCTTTAATTGTTAAATGAAATAATGGATATGGTAAATTAAAAAAAGCTGCATAAGGTGAGTTATCACCGGCCTCAAATAAGGCACGACCTTTTACATCAACTAAAGTAATATCAATTGTTGGTAAAAAATCTAACCCTTGTCTAATTTGAATTGATGTGATACCTAACAAACCATTGTCTGTCGCACCGGGTTTACCACCTGAACTAATCGTTTGTTTAATATAAAAATCATCACTGTTATTTGGGTTTGTAATACTATTAAAAGTTGGTTGATTAACACCTTCACCTTTTATCGCACCTTTACCTGTTATTTCATCAGTATATGAATTATCTAAATATGGTTTATCACCCGGTTTTAAAAAATTAATTTTAGCAATAGAGACAGTCCTAATAGAATCGTTGTTAGCGGTACCGAGAGCTAATTTAGTCCTTGGTAAAACATTACATTCAAGATTAGCATACATTACTAAATCTTCTTGTTTTACATACCTATCCTTTACTTTATTATCACTATCAATAACTTTGTTGGGGTCAATAATTGTAATATTGTTATAGTCAAATTCGACTAAGATATTTTCAGAGTTACCTACCATAATAATAGAAATGATTTTCTAATTGAGATTTATATTCTTGTAAGGATGATACTAAAGGAAATGGAATTGTCAATATAGCAGCATCCGGGATAGCCCATTCATCACCTCCAAAAATTGGGTTTGCTGCTAAAATTAACCATCCAAATGTTGGTGTACCGTAATATTGTTGAGATATTTTATCCAATCTTGATTGACCTATCTTATAAATCATTCTTTTATCTGAAGATTTACTTGAAATAGAAATATATGGAACAACACTTTGCTCTCCATTTAATAAAAATTCATTATATCTATTATAATTTTGTCTATTTACCATTTTTAATTAAATTGAGTTTTATCCGTCCAAATTGTTTTATCACCCGCATTATTACCTTTATACAATAATATTAAATTTTTAATTTGCTCATCATTTGTTGATGAAGGTTCTGTAGTATATGTAAACTTACGTACTTTTCCTTTATTATAAATGTTGTTTTTAACCCAATTAACATAATCGGGAGATTTTTTAAGATTTTTAATATTTTTTTCCTCAATATCTAACTCTTTTATTACATTATCTTTAAAATTATCTACAATTTTATTAAATTCTTTAGATAACCTATTATAAGTGTTATCTAATTCATTAGTTATTATCGCGGATTTAAATGTGTTGAAATTACTTCTATTATTAAAAACTTGTGCCATAACCATAAAAAATCTTTTATCGGTTAAATCATCAAACACCTCCGAAGTAAATCCTCCCGGTTCTGTATATCCATTACTGATAATATTAAAACCAACACTACTTAACGTTTCATTATAGTTGTTCATTCTAGTTGCAACTAAATCATAGTCAAATATTATTTCTTGAAACGTATCAACACTCACTTGGGTATCCGACGTGTTAACTTCTTCAGTCGCTTTAATTGTGTAAATTTTTGCCTTAGAATCTATTAATAGTCCATCAGATAATGTTGTTACATAATTGATTTTTCTAAAAACTTGTACCATAGATTGTTCTTGTTCAACAATCTTATTACTAATTTCCTCAATACCATTACTGAAATCTGTCTGCATTGTATTAATATAATTTGTTAAATTAGTTGTTACACTTCTAACTGCCGTCGCATCGGTAAAAACACTATTTAAACCAACAATAATAAAATTAGTACCACTTGATATATCATCTAATAATGTTGAAAACAAATCAATCACTCTTTGTTCATAAACTGATTTACCATAAATTGTAACTAACTGACTTGATGTTCCCATATTAAATTCACCACCGGTATATTGTCTTTCTTGAGTCATTAATTGCCAAATACCACCATTATATGATTTAACTGTCGTCTCATATTGGTTTACAAGATTCACAATATATTCTTTACTAACATCCAATAAACTATCCATAATTTTCATATAGGTAATATCACCAGTTTGACCACTAGTACTATTAACAGTTGTCTGAATTTGTCCAATAGTTTCCCCAGCAGAATTTGTTTGTTGATTATCAACTTGAGTTACCGTAGGTTGTTCATCAATTAACTCTTGAAAGTATTGTTTGTCTAATTTTTTCCAACTATCGTCCGTCGCTTTAGCTCGTTCATCATAAATTTCAGTATTTGCGTAGTAATTAAACGATAAAGCATTTTGTAATTCTTCAACCGGTTTTTCAAGACCCATACCACCAATTATTTCAAAATTCATTGAGACATTCGCAATCATTGGTTGTACACCAATCCCTTCCGGATTTAAATCAAAAACTAATGGTTCATATGAGAATGCAACACTTTTAGGGATTATTTTACAATTATAGAAATCACCAATCCTTAATACTAATACCGGTGGAGCACCAAAAGAGGTATTTAACGCATCATTTGCAACTATCTGTCCTTTATCTCCAATAACAGGAATTGTTTCACCAGGACGAACACATTGATTCAAGAAAGTTAAACGAGAGTTTAATCCTTCGGGTGTCATAGAGTGAAACGCAGGGTTAAAATATTTAATTTTTTCCTGAATAGAATCATATAACATAGGAACCTCTTTCTTAACAACATCAAAATAATCACATTCAGAAAGTAATCTTCTTAAAATTAATTTACTAATACCTTCTTTTATTGTTTTTTCTGTTCTATATGTTGGTTTTGGTTTTGGTTTTGGGGCTGTTGATGGTGTTGTTGTTTTTTGTTCAACGATTGGTTTTTCAACAACCTCAACAGGTTTATCCGATGGTATTGGTGTAACCTCAATTTTACTCATCACAACTCTTCTACAAGCCATAGCAGCAACAGAATACCATTGCGAATCACTTGTTACTTTATTATTTTTATCTGTAATATTATTAGTACAAGTAACCGAAGCCCCCGCACCTTTTGATGTCATTGGAATAGCCTCTCCGTCTTCACCCATAGCATTTACGTCTGAAAATGTTAAAGTTTTATCTTCAGTAATAAATTTACCTAATTTAGTTGTTGTTAAATAATCAATAACCGAATTTCCTCTTCTTTTTGACAATGCTTTATTGTAATCAGGACTTGCTGGCGCAGACGCTCCAGAGGTTAACATTATTTTTATTTTTCCTGTTTTTTCATTTAAAATTTTAAAAGCATCCTCAATAAAATTACTGTTTATGTAATTAAAATTATCAATAACAACATTTTGAAAAAATTCCTTAACATTTAAATTAGTACTTTGAGGACTAAATGTCTTACTTGAAATTGCAACATATGTATCTTGAGTCGAACTACTTGTATAACTATCATAATCCGATTTATATTTTGAATCTGGAATTGGATTAGTTTTAGTATGTGGCCCCGGAATATCGTTATCAAAATAAAACCCAAAATTTTCATAATTTTTTAAATCAGCAATAGACAACTCGGGGTTTAATTTAGGGTCTCCATTACCAGTTGTGACAGTACCAACAGAAGGTTGCCCCTTAATATTACTAATAACCTCTTTTGCGGTATTCTTATCTAAATTAGGGTCGTTTAATATCTGTTGATAAGTGTACAAATCTTTTGTTGGGACAGTGTTGAATTTTTTAGCTAATTCATAAATATCGTACTTAACACAACCCGCAAAAAACGAATCAATTATAGAATTAACCCTTTCTTTATTTTGTCCTTTTAATTGTTTTTCAACAACAACATTCATTACAGAAGGGTGGTCAACAATTATTTTCCAATTTAATGTTCCACTTCTTTTAGTGTCTTTATATGTATAGATTGGTTCAGGTCTACCTAAGAAAGATGTTTCAGTCCAATTGGCATTACTTGTATCATTAAATTTAATGTCATATGGTGGAAACCACATAACTCTACCCCCATTTGGACCTTTTTCACAAACAGGTAATTCATCATAAGTATACCCTTGTTTACTTGATGTTCTCCACGCTAAATTCTCAATTGAGAACATATATTTTTTAGCATATCCACCAATACCATTTGCATTATCGGCAATGATATTTGTTGACCCCGGATTTCTTGTTGGTGAAATATTTAAATTAAAAGTGTTATCAAGTACTGAACTAGCGAATTTTCTACCTGATGTTGTAATACCATCAACTTTTTGTAAATCATTATAGGTGTAATATGGAGTATCTTTTGTAAAAACTCTACAATACTCAATACCCGCCTCTCCACCTGTTGTTTGGTCTTTATACGACACAACTTGGGAACCTTTTGTAATTTCTTTATAACCATCGTGAAACACTTTACTAACTTGATTGATTGCGTTACCAACGTGTTTTAGTCTTGAAATTCCTTGAACGTTATCCGCAGAGTTAACTAATCTTTGAGTTTCATCTAAAATTGATGTTGATTTAAACACAAAATTAGTTGATTCGTCTTTAAGATAATTACTACTAATTAAATTAAATTCGGAATCCGCTGAACCTGAGCCACCTCCGGGAGTTGCTTTGAACCCCGCATTTGGTTTATATTTTGGTGATGTCCAAACAAATTGTCCATCAATACCACCACCATCACTTAATGATTTTGCCGCAAGTCCAAATTTAAGAGTATCTTGATTACCCTCAAATAAAATACCCATCTCAGATGGACCATATACTGGAACTTGTTCTTGTTGTCCAAAAGCATTTACAGGAACTTGATTAGGAGGTGAAGTTATTGTAGATGGTTCAGAATTTCTACTACCAACATAATAACCACCAACTAAAGTTCCATTATCAGGATTGATTAAACTAATAATCGCTTGTCCAATACCTAATAACCCACCATAATCTTTTTTATAGTTTGGTTGATAACGGTTATAATTAATATTTTTAAATAATGCCGACCTTTGTCCATTTCCGGTATTTGCCAAAAATATTTCAGAGGGGTTTCTTTTATTATTTAATATTGGTCCTAAAAACCCACCGGTCAATTGATTAACAACATTTAACGCATTTGACGTTTGTTGTGTTTGACCATTTCTTGTGTTATCTGTAAAATAGTCTCCCGGAATTAATGATACAGGCCAATATGCACCACCTAATCTAGTAATTAAGTCTGCCGCAGCAACAATAGGGTTCTCAGGTGACGTAATCTTCCAATTTTTATAAATTAAAGGTTCTTGTCCGGTTACAATTAAACTAGCCTCAAAAGGGTCTTGTAATGATTGTAAATTAACTTGTCCAACAGTGTTTATAAAAATTTCACGAGCAATCCTATCTTGGAATAATTTGTTGAGAGTTAAAGCTCCCAATCTCGCCAAATACGAATCTTGAGATAACGAACCATCACTTCCCGTTGGATTTGTTGATAATAATATTGCGTAAGGCGAATACGATGAAGGTATAAATGTTGTCCCATATGGTTGATGTATTGGTTGACCTAAAATTTGGGTTGTCACCCCAAACATATTATTAAAACCTCCAACCGGACCATAATAGTTATCAATATACGCAGCATCAATAAAAAATTCATTAACTAAATCTAATACTGTATCGTTTGGACTATATTCTCCCTGATTTGAATTTACAGGTAAAAGAACACCATTATAATTAATATTTAAATCATAACCTCCTGTTGGACCATATTCATTTAATGGATACAATTGATTTGCAAATGGGTCATTAGCAATTAAATCATTTGGTGAATCAATAACATTACTAACATTTAAAATTGTTTCATAAGTTAAATTACCAACTTGTGGTGAATACACTCCGACAACATTATATGGTGCT